TAAATAAATAAAATAAATCTTCTTGTGTATCATTATTATACCATCGTGTTACAGATTGACTGTAAGATGGTGATTGAATGTATAAGATATTATTCTGTATTGTTATTTTTGATCCAATCGGATAGTATGATAAAAGTGCAATTTGAATTAACGCCTGTAATGGTTCAAGAATTGTCTCAAATCGCTCTTTTTTCTTACTCCCACTAATTGTTTTGTATAAAAGTTGAAGGGTTGTTTGCATGCTAATTATATTCATAGTATTATTTTTAAGTTGTCTTTTAACAAAAAATCAAATTATATTATAATGAATTAAATTAATAAATTGAATAAATAATTTTATCAGGTATTGTTTTGTTTTACTATTAAATAATTATTTTTATTATAAAAATATCTAAAAAAATAATTATCATTCGTTATCATTCAAATATTTATCAGTAAACTGCTAACCATCTTATTTGGATTTTCTCTCCACTTGTAGTATTTATTTTATTTTTTATTTTTCAATTGTAGATGATAAGAAAATATTTGTACTTTTTAGATTTTTATTGAAATTTATATCAAATATTTCACACCACCTTATACATTTTTGTATATGTTTTTTTTTATAATAGTCCATCTTATCGAACTTTTTATTCATCATTATATTTAATGTAGTAAGAATATTGTCGATTTGTTTTTTTCCAATAATTATGTTAATTTCTTCTATTTTAGAAATAAAAGTTCGATTGTTTTTAAAGTTAAAAATTGTTTCAATATATAAACTTGAATTTAAATTATCAAAATTATCATATATTTTTTCTATAATATAATCAATCCTTTCTTTATTTTCATTCAAATTATATCCTTTACATATAATATATCTTTCAGAATTTGCATTTCTACTTGTTTGCGGTTTCATGATGTATACACTTTTATATAACGAAGAAAGTAAATATAAAACGTCAATAATGGCATTTGAAAATGTATCAAATACTTTTAATACGAAATTTCCATCATTCGATTGTAATGTCAGTGCGTACACTACTTGAGCAATAATTAACTTTGTTGCACTATATTCTTGATTATTAAAATCTTCAGAAAAATCGATTCCACCATCTCCTGTAACAAGATCCATACTATTTTTATACTTATCATAACAATGAATAAAATTATCACGTGATAATAAATTTCCTGTTTTATCAACACCTTTTTCGATAATTACATTTGGGTTATCTTCCAGAAATTTTTTACTGTTTCTCCATCCAGGACACTTTGTGTCGTTATTTACTAACGTCATACCGTAATATTCATCTTTTTTATTTTTTCTAATGTGCGCAACAGCTTCGATAAACCCACCCGGACCTTCTGCCAAATGGAAAGATTTAAATTTATTTTCCAAATTATCTTTTAATTCTGAACCCGAATTATCTTTTAATTCTGAATTATTATATGATATCTGTACATTTTCATTTTGTACATTTTCATTTTGTACATTTTCATTTTGTACATTTTCATTTTGTACATTTTCATTTTTACATTCATTGCACTCAAGAGGATTTTTAAAAATTGTTGTTTTCTCTTTTTTTTCATATACCGTATTTTTATTTTTAAACATACTACTACTATTCATACTACTATTACCACTATTAAATGAATTTACATCTCCTCTATTTATATTATTTTCATTTGGATTTCCATTTCCACAAATATCAGAATAGTAACTGTCGTTAAAATACCATTCAAAATCATTCATGTGGCGTACATTGTTTGATAAATTATGAACATAATCATTTAATAAATTCTGAAACTTTATTTCATTATCATACTTATTTGTGTCTGTATTATTATTACACAAATTAAAAATAGTGGACATTTCAATCATTTTATAAAAAGACCTTGAAAGTGGTGTTAATTTACTTACCTGCGTTTTATAACCTGGAATTATGGTATGAATAAATTCAAAGGGGTTTGTTATTTTCTTATAATTGTCCCAACCAAAATCATTTTTTTCTATTTTAATTTTAGTTTGGCAAAGTGAGTCATATAATGAATGTGAAACTATTACACTCGGAACATTTTTTATCATTTTAAAACAAATATCATGGCCATCATTGTCTCCAATATTATTATCTAGAATCTTGGGTAATAAAAAAATACTCATAATTTATAATTTTGTATTTAATTTAATTCAATTTTTATTATTTTAAATTAAATTATATTAATTATACTGTTTATATTCTTTTACATCGTATTTTATTTTTTTTATTGATTTTTAAGAGGAGAATCCGGAGAAGATGTTTTTTTCAACGTTTTTCTTTTTACGAATATAACTTTTTTTTTGGGAGGATTTGGCTTATCTTGTGTTGAATCTGTCACCGTCGCTTCTCTCGCAGGTTCTTCTTCTCCAACTTCTTTTTCGCCAACTTCTTCAACTTCTTTCTCTTCTTTAACTTTTTCGTCACGTTTCATTTCTAATTCTCTTGTACTTGAGGGGTCTACTTTTTGCCACACCCAATTCGGTTTGTATCTCCCCGAGCTTGTGACGCGTGATATAATTCCTCTAAATTCACCATCTTTTCCTTTCGTAAAATGTTCTCTCATCATGTATTCGCCAATGTAGTCGTAGCGAACGCTTTGAAACACAATGTACCCGCCAACACGAAGTCGACTCCACAACACTTCAATCGATGCATACAAGAATTCGCTGAGCCACATCTTTTCATTATTAAACATGTTGGTGGATTGCTTCTCTACCGTTTCATCATTGTACACTTCTTTCCCCCACATCGGAGGGCTAAACATGACAACATCGGCCCACCCTGGCGGCAATTTATCAACCCCAACTGCATTCGGAAGACCGTCTTCCAACATTTTCTGTTTTTCGGGTGAACCGAACATTTCAATCATTTTTTGAAACCCGGGAGTTGAAAGCGGATTCGGCTCCACTCCAACATACGTTGCATTCAGCATAATTGCCGCCATCAAACGACTGCCGTATCCTCCCGCCCCATCCAGTATCTTCAAACTTGATAAATCTTCCAGCAACGGAAACAACAGCTTCCAAATCATAACATAAACAAACATATTTTCTGCACTCGCCAAGTACACCCTCTTTTCTTTTCCGTCGATTTTTGACATCTTCATATTAAACGCCTGTTCTCTACGATCCGCCCCTTCCGATTGACTCACAATTATATCGTGCAGATTTTCATCCGTTATTTCCAGCGACTTGCGTCGTAAGGCGCGCACCGCCTTTTCTATGAGCGTTCCTTTCGTAAAATGTTCTTCCAGTGACGGCTCACCTTTGGCTATACGCACCATAATTTTTGAAGGTTCCGTGAAGTAGTCCACGAGCAAGTAATCTTTATCTAATACGACCTCGTCCGGCGACTTGATAGAAACGAATTCACCCTTGCTTTTATCAAACTGTAACATGAGATAACTTGTACGTTTACCATTTTTATCTTTTGACAAATTCAATTTCAAATTATCATTTGCACCAATATATTGTCTGATAAATTTATTCACTTCTTCTGTTTCCTTATTCCCTGTTAATATATCATACGGCGTATTTTGTATGTAGTTCTCTTTTCTAAGCGTCGCAATCGATGCATCCGCAATTTTGCTTTTAATAAGATCAAATGCCGACTGCGCATCATCCTTCGTCCAAAATCGTGAAACAAACGGAAATCCTTTTTCAATAATCGATACAACCCGATCATGCTCTGAATCATATTTTTCTTCTCCTTCGAAATCAATGGTAAATACCGGTTCAATTGCATGCTTATATATCCAATCCCAGAAATCACTGCAAAAACGTTCGTACACTTCAGGCGCTTCCTTCTTCACGTCGTTTACACCGTAATCGTGTCGCGCGTTAATTTCCAACAATTTTACGCCGACATCACTCGTAACCATGAAATCGCATCCAAACACTTCAAACCCGTATTTCGATTCGCGCGTGGTCGCAATATGTGGTTTATACACGTCGTACGCGCACCGCAACACTTCGCGCATTTGTTGCATGATGTTTTTTGCCTCCTTGTCGCTTATTCCCAGCTCCCTCGATTCCGGAAACAGTCGATTCTTTTTGGTCGACTTGAAATGCGTGTCGTGAATTTTTTTATTCATGTAATCCGCATCCTTGTACGGTAGTTCGGCTGTAATGATTTTGCCCTCTTCAAACAAAAACCAGTCCGACTTGTGATTCGGTCTCATGCAAACCATAAAATACATGCGCAAGTGGAACTTTTTTCCTTCAATCAACATCGGGTTTCGAATATATTTTGAAACTAAATAGTCCTTTGTCCCTTTATCTTTCGACTGTTTTCGTCGCTTGACAGCATTTGTAAATTCTGCCAGCTCTTCTTTATTTGTCACGTATACGATGCCCTCGCCTCCGCCCGCACCAACTCCGAGCGGTTTAATAATGAGGATTCCATCGTCCGCTTCGCTATATTCCGCCACACGTTTCTCGTCGCTTAAAAACCACGATTCTGCCATGTATTTTTTGCAAATTTCGGGGCACTTTTTACTCATCTCCATATAAAGCTGCGCCTTGTCTGTAATGACATTCTTTGTATACGGATAATCGGGATCAGACGCGCTAAACCCTTTCACGCCATTTCCTTTCAGTAGATTTTTTAGCGTGGTTTTGATTTCATAAATACTTTCTTCATACCGCAGAAAATCGCCGCCAACAGTCGCACCCACCCACGCAAAATCGGCATTCGGCGTTTTAATATCCACCTGTTTCCATTTATGGTCTGTCAAAATATCCACAAGGCGCGTATGATTGAGTCCTTGCTTGTCGTGAATGGCAAACGTTTTTTGCTTTTCCGTTTTCGAAACAACCACCGCATGTCTCAAATTGGCGCAGTCCACATCTCTCACTTTTTTATAGATGAAGTAGTCATTCAAGAAGGACAGCGTCTTTTCTTCATTCGACATTCCAAGCGCTTTTGCATACAGCGAATTGGAAGCATGATTCTCGCGCATGATTCTAAACAACTCTTCAAATGACGCGCGACTCTTTCTGAAAATGTCGCCCTTGTCCAGATGGTGCGGTTCAAACCCATATTTTGACATCATGCCGTCAAGGTATTCGAAATTTACCAGGTACTCTGAAATATAGTTGCCGATGGATTCCTGCCACACCTGGATTTCATATCCCAAACTGAATTCATCTGGAGGAAATCGCAGGTCGTCGTCATACTTTTTCACAATTTCGATTATTTTTTTGGATGACTCCGATTGCCCGCCCCTGAACATTACGAAACTCTCGTTCTTTTTCACACCATTTCGTTTTAATAAATCAAACACTTTCTTTCCGTTAAATGTGGTTCCAATGAACACTCCGCCAACTTTTGTGCATTCGCACACGTTTCTCAAAAACCCGTTCAGCGTGTCTTCATTTTCAAACATGTAATGCGCTGCGAATTGTATCGATGAAATGTCAAAGCCGGATTCACCCTTTCCATAATTCGCCACTACTCCGTTTAGTCCCAACTTTTTTAAAGAATCCACACTGCCCTTTCCAAATACGGAGTTTGATATTTCGCGCGTAAGTTGACTTGAACCCGAAAATGCGGCGCCGTCTTTTATATTTCTGCTACTATTTCCAATCACAAAGACGGCATCCATTTTCCCGGCATTTTCTCTCGCAAAATTTACGTATCGCGTGCATGCCCCGTTTGCCGGATTTTCAATATTATCTCTCGAAATGTCGATTCCGTAAACAAATGACAGTCCCGACTCTTTCCATTTATGCAAATCGCCCGCTTTTCCAACCGCAAAATCAATCAGCGTGTCTCCCGCCTTGCTCATTTCGTATATTAACGCCGCCTTTACAAACTTGTTGTGAAAATCGCGCAGTCCCTCGGTCAACCTTTCTGCGTTACTGCTACTATTTGACTTGTAATACACTTCGGTTATGGAGCCGGAACCGGAAACATCTCCACTGCTCATCTCGTCGTAATTTATATTTTTGTCCACGCCTTTAATAATGTCTTCCGTAACAGGATAGTGAATGGAATACCAAACGCTGTCTGCCGTCTTGTAATCGTTTCCAAAATTTTTACCGTTTTTTCGCAGATCTGCCGTCTTGTCATACCGAATGCGCAACGGAATCCACCGTTTCTCCGGCTTATCATACTTGAATTCCACAATCGTCAAATCTTCAAACACTTCCGCGCCTTCTTCCGTCACCATGTCACCATCTGAATTGAGTTTCATTAAACATAGTCCAGCGCTGGCATCATATGGATTTGAAGGCAAAAACTGTATTGGTTTGTATTCGCCCGAACCGCCGGAAATCTTATCAATGGTGCCTTCATAAATCATAGCGCACGCATTCGGAATGATTTTATTCGACCGATTCGACGGGTCAAATCCCACTTTTAGCACGAGCTCTTTATACGATTCAACTTGTCTATTCGACAGCATGTTGATTCCGCTTATTGATCCGCCGTCTATCTTTTCAACGACCTTGTCACGATTGGTTTTATCGTCCTTCACCGTATTCACAAGAAAGTCCACCGTGTTGTATTGCGGCGGCTTCCATTTGAATGAAAGTGCCCATGTGAATTTCCGGTCGAGCGGACCAACCTGACCCGGCGTTGTTCCACCCACTCCCGTATTACACGGCGTTAAAATCAAACCATCGGTTACATATCTATATTCGCTTTCCAGGCACTGCTTGCATAGAGCAAAGATTCTTTCCGACGCGTTTTCTTCACCGCTTTTTGTTTCAAATATGGAACCTATACCCGCGATACCGCTTTCTCCGTCATCGAAATAAAATCGCTTGGGTTGAACTGTCAGCGAACTTTTTGCGCTTTTTAAAACCGGTTTCGCATCCATATTTGCAATATATTTCAACATTTCAGAATGGCGCGACTTGTCCGCGTGCTCTTTATTCGTCGTGTAAAAACTCCGTTCGCGCACGCTCTCACCTTTCAGAAAGTAAATATCAAAGGCCAAATACAAGTTGATGAATGCGCCACCCTTGTCGTGCAACACGTGCTCTCCGTCGAACAATGTGTTGTGAAACGCCTTTATATCAACGACCAGGCCCGTAAATTGAACATTTAAAAGCGGATCAATCAAATACATTTTACCACCGGTCGAAATGAAGAGGAGTTTTCTCAAACCATCCGCTTTATCTGTCACCGAATAGTTTTTACGAATGCTCGGCATTTTGTATGCCCCAACCGGTGCAATATTTTTAATTTGAAGTGTGACAGATGACGGTCCGATAAATGCGAGCCGAGACGGCGGTCGAACATCTCCGCCGTAAATCAGTTTCGAATACTCGTCTTGAACTTGACGCATTTCATCATTCGAAATCGGAAAATTGCTGGACTGTATTCCCGACAAAATGGTTTTAATGCATTCTCTCAGCCCTTTTAATAGCGATTCTAATCCCATAGCGGAAACCTCCGAATTCACCACTTCGATTTCTACTTCATACTTGTCTTCACCTCGCATCACATTTGCCGATTTGAAATTCCCGTATGATTTTCTCGACGGTGTAAATGTGTCTTTTACGACACTGATGTCAATTCGAACCGGATAATCGGGATGCATAAACGCGGTTCTTCGAATGTATCTGAAGTTTTTTCCGCTAGATTTCCAGTTGGCAACAATTTGCTCGCGCTCATCTTTTCCGATTTCTCGTTCCGTTTGAAGCGACACCCTGAAATCGAAATCGGTATTATCGACCGGGCGAACATCGGAAATGAATTCAGACCCGTCTTCGCGAATCACTTTATGTTCCATGTTTCGTTTGATCACCATGACGGCATTCTTGTCTGCTATGGAATTATCGATGCAGAAATTCTGTATATTTGAAAACCCGTCGAGTTGAACACGGACGTCGGAGTCATTTAAAAAGATTCTTAAACTGTATTCTTCGGCGGATTGTTGAAATTGGAGCGACTTGAGTTTTTTAATTACATTGGTGACATTGTCTTTGGTTAGGGGCGCGGACTGTCTCATGGTTCCAAAACGAACCTCTAATTCTGGATCTAAAGACAATGACGATTCGCTTGTTGATGCTTTTTTAACTTCATCTAAATATGTTTTCACAATCGTGTCGAATTTTAATTTTTCTTCATTTTGTTTTTCCTTATCTTTCGCGGTTATTATTTTACCTTTTTCTCTTTCTTCATGTCGCTTTGAAGAAGACATTCTCTGCTATTATATACTTTATTTAGATAATTCTATATTGTTCAATTTTATAATAATTAATTTAATTATTATAAAAATATTTTTTTTAATTTTTTTAATATGAATATAAATATAATATTAATCATCATCAAAAATAAATTATCTTTTAAATGGCACGTTCTTGGCATGGGACACATCTACGACTAGGACAAGGACAACCTCCTCTCGAAAATTACGTATGGCCATCCGATCCTGACAAATTACAGAAATATTTAGATAGATGTTCGCCTAGTTTAACTGCATTACAAATGAATAATGCAAGCTTAACACACATTGAAGGAGTGCGTTTTCCCACAAATTTAATAAAGATAGATTTAGTCGGTAATCAAATACAAAATTTAAATAGAGTGCAATTTCCGCCTAACTTGACACACTTACATTTAAGCAATAATCATATAACAAATTTGAATGGAGTGCAGTTTCCGCCTAATTTAACAGAATTATATTTAGGTAGTAATGGAATAAATTCTTTACAAAGGGCAAATTTTACATCAACATTAACAACGCTAGAATTAGATCATAATAATATAGAATCTTTACAAGGAATTCAATTTCCATCAACATTGACATCATTGAACTTGGGTTGGAATAATATACATAATTTAGACAGAATTCAATTTCCGCCTAGGTTAACAGAACTATGGTTGAATGATAACCGTTTAATTCACATGAGCGGAGTTCAATTTCCATCTGGATTAACTAAATTGGATTTAAGCAATGGTGAAGAAAGGGGCGACGATAGGATGGGATATGGATACAATCAACTTAAATCATTTAATGACGTAAAATTTCCGCCTAGTTTGACTGAATTAAACTTACAACGCAATCGTTTTGAAACGTTGGGTAAAATAATTGAACCAACCCCGAATGTTTTACAGCTGATTGAACACCAATTTCCAAAAATTGTTGAAGAATATCGCAAAACTTTAACTAGGCAATCTCAACAAGAGCAAGCAACTTTAACTAGACAATCTCAACAAACAGAGCAAGCAACTTTAAAAGAAATATCTGATTTCAACCAACAATCCATGCAGAATCAGTTGCGCGGAATCACATCATTTTTGCGCGAAGGTATGGAAGCTCGCGCTAAACAACATGCCGAACAGTTGGAACGAGAGGGGGAAGAAAGAGGAAAACCATTGATTTATATCCGTTTAATTGCAAATGGAATGCGATATCCAGTTCCACTAAATACGACAGAATCTGTTCAATCTGTAATAGATTATATAAACGAACACTATTATATTTCATCATTAGTTTCAAATTGTGGCGCTATACATCTTTATAAATCAGATAGAAGGGGTCGTTTGGATCATATACGCGTTTTAGCTGATTACAATATTCAAAACGGTGAAACGTTAAATGCTCAATGTCGCATAATGCAATACGTGCAAAATGGAGGGAATCAAACTACAAAACGATTCCAAACAAGAAAGAATAAAAATAAAAAGTCAAAAAAATGGTCGTTAAAATACAAACGAAGCATCAACTGCAAACGACCACGCGGATTTTCACAACGCCAATACTGCAACTATGGCCGAAAAAAATGAAAATATTTTAGCAAATGAATTCATAATAAATTAATAAAAACTAATTCAAGAATTCGCATATACGGTCATATAAAAATTGTTTTGTTTTTTTTTCTTTAAATGATTCAGTAAAACCTGTGGTTTCCTTGTTATTGTTATTATTATTATTATTATTAATATTCTTAACACACGTGACTTTATTGTAAATTTCAAGCAATTCCGCATGCGTATAGGACGAAATCGATTTAATCGGTGTTAAAACATTTTCCGTTCGCCATTTTGATTCTCGAATCTGTTTTGCGTATTCCAGCGACACCGCTTTCATTTTAAAAACATGAATACCCAATCCACCTTCCACTTCCTCAACAAGATGCGTAACCGACGAATCCCCTAGACCGTATAATTCGCAGTAACAATTCTTTTTCATAAAAATCGCAGAAATGTTATAAATAATACAGAGTCCATAAAATCCTTCCAACGTAAGCGGAACATCTCCGGACAACTCGTTCTCAATGCGGACTTTATTCAACTTATGTTGCTTATACACGTTTGGCAATTTGCGCATTTTTTCAACTGCGCCTATTTTTATTTCTTTTTCTGTCACAAATTTTGTTTTCAAATACTTGTACGCATCTTCACCATTCAACATGATATAAAATGCCCAAAATAATTTATCCTTCTCTCTCGTAATATAAAACAAATAAGAATTTACATTGTCATCATGAGTTTCTTGTTTCTCTTTTTTTTCATTCAATTCTATTTGTTCAACTTTTATAATTGGCGTTGAAACTGGTGCTGTTTTCACTTTTTCTAGTGACGATTTTTCTAAACGAATAACATATTCTTGCAGTAAGTCAACCACTTGCTCTAATTCTGATTTCATTTTTTTTTGTTGTAATAATAATATAAACAATATGAATAATATCAACTAAGTGGAACCCTTTAATATTATTTGAAATATTGATTTGAAAGCGTCATTTTTTTCTTCTCGAATTCACACATTTGACTTTCTTGATTTTGAACAAATGTCACATATTCGCTAATTTTATGAATTATGTCTAAATTCACATATGACAAGTTTAAAAAAACGCCATTTTTATTTTCGCTAAATGTAATATGATTTTTATAAAGGATTCGCAAAACCTCGATTTGATGAAACGTGGGAAGCGCTTCAATATTATCTCTCAACATTTTCAGAGATTCGGTGAACGGGGTTTGCGATGATGCCTTTTTATTTACGATTACATTATCATGATTACTATCGTTATCGTTATCATAATTGTGGGTATATTCGACATCGTCTTCATATTGTTGTTCTTGTGCGCTTTGCATTTTTTATTTATATCCCTTGTCTTTTTTTATTTATAAAATATGAAATATAAAATATATTATATAAATGTATCTATGAAATCTTTTTATATATTATTCGGTATATTAAATTAAATTACTTTCATTTCATTTGTTTATTATTATCATTATTTTTTATTATCATTATTTTTTATTTCATGTGATATTGTTTCATTGTGACAAATATCATATTTTTCAATGATAGTAGTATATAAAGTCGCCCATCCCAGTCCAATCATATCAATCATATATATATATTATGTATATGTATATGTATATAAATTAATTTTTCTATATCCATTTTTTAATACTTTTACTTTTATATTTTATACATGAGAACGTTATTTTATTAGATACTTAAACACATGAAAAGCAGTGAGCGATACTGCAATCAACATTGGAAGCGACTCATACGACAAATTCGTAGTTTTAAGAATAATAAGTGCAGATGAAATTGGATTTCCAAAAATGGTGCTAAAAAATGCTGTAATACCTATAATGATGGACTGAATATGCGGAATGGATGTAAAATTATCGTATAAACTTCCAATTCCACCCCCAATTGACATGAAAACGAATTTATGTCCTCCCGAACACCCCGAAATAAATGTCAAAATCACATTGCACAGAAACTGAAACAAAATGCTGAAATTATATGCGCAGGTGTCATTTAATTCACAATTCACTAAATTTATTCCGCTTCCCATTATTCTTATTGCATTGTCAGAGTAGTTTATGAGTGCAGCAACACAAAAACCAAATACAATTGGAACCAAATGCAGCAGCAGTTTACTCTTATTTATTAAAGAACGCACTCCGTAAAAAAGTAACGTCATCGTCTTCATTAGAATGGATGCAACGAGTCCGCACATCACGGCTAAAAATAAATACTGAATTATATGGGTTATGTTATACGTGAACTGAACAGGGGTTTCTTGAAACAAATTGCCAGTTTTATCATTGGTCATAGCATACGCAACAAGTATGCCGATACAACAGTACACGATATTCGATACCATGTTCGAAGACCCTTCGCGCAATGATTTTTCTATCGACAAGGCAAATGATGCCAGTGGAGAACGAAATAATAGCGTAATTCCGAAAACATATCCCAAATATAGCACGCTTTCAAAATTTAATTCAGAGGTGATAGTTTTAAACACGGTTTTAAAGAGAGAATGCGCGTATAATAATAATATCATAGACATGTAAATTATTGGCGTTTCAGGCCCTAGCGCTCCGCCAGCATACACTGCAATCAAACTGCTTGCAATAAGTGCTAAAATAGAAGTAAACGGGAAATCGGTCTTGAAATAATTCGGGAAATCTACGTTTCTAAATAAATTATGAATGTTGGAATTTAAAGGCCCGTTGGCATTTTTAAAAAGAAATGATCTAGATGCAACCCAAAACAATAAAGGTGTTAGCAAAAACATGGCTCTTGGATTTTTAAAACTGTTCATTTTTGCATCGAGAGATAAATTTGTAAATGCATCTCGATATAATATGCAAATGCATCCAATACAATAAAGTGCAATGATAAGAAATAGAACTGTTACAAAATTTTTAATTATATTCATTCATTCATTTACATATATTAAATATATAAATAATTTTACAATAATATTTTATTTCTATTTTTTTTATTTCTATTTTCGTATTTTCGTATTTTCGTATTTTCGTATTTTCGTATTTTCTCTCTAATCTCTCTAAATACCAATATTATAAACCAAATATAAAAATACAAGTTTACATTTCAGAACTCGTAGATTTTTATAAAAGGTTTGTCATATTCGTCATAGAGAGATTAGAGAGAAAATGATAAATTAAAAAAAGAAAAAAAGAAAAAAAGAAAAAAAGAAAAAAAGAAAAAAGCATTTTTGAATTCATCCCGCGAATTCGCTTGGACCAAGACCAAGGTGTTTTATATATTTAATGATTTTGTATGAAATTTTTTTTGTTTTTTTCCCACATTTCTTTGGCTACCTTTTTCCCTGTGAGCAACTCATCAAATGCTTCTTGAACTGGAAGATAGAAACAGTCCTTGTTGTTTCCATTTACGAAGAATGTTCTTACAATTTTGACAGGTCGCGGAATATGAACACGATGTTTGGAAAGTAGTTGTCCGAAAATTGCATCGCGTGACGGAATGTGAAATCCGTAATTTGAAAACTCGGGATAACACCATTCTCTTTGTTCCTCCATATGTGGAGCCATGGTCCTAGAAACCATCTTGGGTTCAATGGCTGAAAATGCAAGAAATGCCGAAATTAAACCGTCTTTGCACATCTCCAATTGTTTATCTCTTACAACTTTAACGTATCTTGCATAAGATCCTGCGCAATTGTCAAACAAGTGTGCAACGTCATAGCTGAACAACCTTGGACAAATTGCTTGACAGGAAAATACAAGATTGCAAATAACGACTTCTATGTATTTGCGGTCAAATGTGATGTTTTTTCTTTCACACAATGATTGATGAGCGCTCATACCAGAATCAGTAACTTCTCGGTATTTCATACACTGTCTTTGCAGCTTCCAAAACTTTTCTAACAATTTGTTGAATTCGGAATCTTCTCGAATCGTTTGAATTGGAAGAAATCCGCGCTTAAACTGTTTGACTGCATTCTCCAGGCGCTCGATGTTTGAATTATATAATTCAATAAGTTGCGCCCGATTTTCTTGAATTTTTTCACGCGTGGCATCCTCTACTTTAATGTTCTTGAATACATTGTTTTCAATGCCAACGACGCTCTTTTTTTCACTCAACACTGTAGGTAGGTTATAATAATACCTGTTTCCAATCAAGCATTCTGATGCAAACGCAGAGTGAATGTATTTTGCAGTAAGGTCTGCATGTTTTTTCAAGCATTTGATTGTATGCGGTTTCGCAGATGAAAATCCGAAAAGACGCGATACAAGGAGTCCCGCCATTGCAGATTGTGCTTGCAAGTAGTTTTTTTGATGAGCCGTGAGTTCGATAAACGGCGTTTTAAATCCTTCATTGTTAGCATCATGAATGCGAGTGAGAGCGTCTGTTGAATCAATGCATCCTACTGGTTGAAACACTTGTGTGTATGATGCATAGAATCGATGCGGGCAATTGTCATCAAGAATGGCTTGTGCTGAAGAAAGCGACGCCCTCATCCGACAATGGTGGTGTGGAAATGACTTTTTAATGCCTTGGCCCAATGCCAACTTTTTTACATTTGACGCATCATCATAGAAATAATAATGCTCTAGCATTTCTTTTGTTTCTTTTGTTTCTTTTGTTTCTTTTGTTTCTTTTGTTTCTTTTGTTTTTTGTGCGGATTCATTTTTGTCATAAATTCTCCATGTGTTGCCATTGATTACACAAAGTGTGTAACCGATTGCCGTTGTTGTCATTGTTGTCCAGTCGTTGCCGTGTGTGTCCGTCCGAACTCTACAAAAAATATAATACTATAAAATATTTCAATTTATATATTTTCTGTTGAACCCGTTTTGTATATTTAGGCGATTTTATGATTTTTTAACAGGTTAATTCAATTCATTCATTTCCAGGGCAGATTTTTTAACAAGTTCAAAACATTCTTATCATTTTCATCGTGCTTTATCTCTCGAATATAGTTTGACGGGCTTTTTGACATGTGAACCAACATATTGGCATCATGTTTTATATCTCCGGTCAAATGAACAACTTGTCCTGGGAAATATGTATCGATTTCGATACACCCTAAATAAACCGGAGTTGTATTATATACGAGACAGTTGGTAATTTTTTCTGAAAAGTAATGCGGATGTCGATAGTTTTCAATGCAAATGCTTAGCGCATACGATTCGTACGGTTCCTTGTCTTTAAACGGCCCTTTTATATTTTTATGATTTGGAAACCGTTTTGAATGCATTTCTGTCCCGTTTCCCCAAATGTCAATTGGTAGATTGTTTATCAATATAAATGTTGCAAGTTTGTGGCGGTACGCGTTGCCCGGTGCCTTCATTTTCTTTGATACAATAATCGATATTTTATTTCTTTGACTTGCTTCGCTCTTATCATATTTTTCTTCCAAGCTCGGCGGAACTTGCGGTGGAGGAACGTGCCACATGAATCCATGATGCTCTTTAAAAACCGCACCGGTTAAATTTGGGTGAATGTGACCAATATAATAGAGTCCAGCACCTATAAACTTTTCTGCAAAATGAATAAAATCATAGGAGAGTCGCAAATACGGGATGGGTTCAAATGCCAATCCGAGAACGCGTTCCGGAGGAACAGAAATCGTTGGAACAATGGGACAGTTCAATAGAATTGCGTGCGTATATGTTTCATTTAAAGTAATGTACAAGCGCTTGTCTGGACCGTAATCACCCATTTGACTCACTCTGCATATTTCTTCGTATTCTTGTTTGCAATTTTCAGAACTGCAAAAATCGGAGAAGAATCGAATTCTCATGAATCTCTCTTCAAAATAGAGTTTTGCATTTTCAAAAAATAAATGATCGCACGATTTGTGTTCTTGAAAAAATATTAGTTTCGATTGCTGTGATGTTTCAACGAGAGAATGATCAAAAACGCGCCCAGTATATGCAGTTGAATTATTATTATTATTATTGTTATTATTTGATATTGAATTCGAATAATGAATACAGTAAATGTTTCGCTCAACAAGTGTGAGATAAAGAAGTAAAGCGTGAAATTGCGACATTAATGTATTACTTTCAAAATTTATGATTGTGAAATTATGAACATTTTTTATTGTTTCGCATTCATTTTGAAGAACTGTTTCATCAAAGTGTCGAAATAATTCTCTCTTGATCAATACAGTTGAAAATAAAAAAGGACACGATGTGAATAATGATGATTCCGATTTTTTTATGGTTCGCGGAACAACTGCAGAAATGGATTGTGTCGAATATGTGGTTTCGCAACCAATGACATCATAATCGCTTGATTCCATTAAATTGAATTGTATTTGCAATTTGTTCGTATTCCACACATCATGTTCCAAGTCAAAAAATGAAATGTATTTGCATCGCGGATTCATTCGATGATTTCCATCGTCATGATTTCCATCGTCATGATTTCCATCGTCATGATTTCCATCGTCATGATTTCCATCGTCATGATTTCCATCGTCATGATTGTCATTCTTATCGCCATTGTTGTTGATTTTGAATAGCGTGTTCAAATTTAAATATGAGTCGGAAGTATACACAATTTTTATTCTTGGATCATTACTCTCTCCGTTTCCATTTATCAACACATTCTCAACATTTGTTACAAGCAGCAGTTCCCAGTTTGTATATGTTTGATTTAAAATAGAAGTTTTAATCGACGAAATTAGAGAGATGGTCGGATTATTATTATTATTATCATATTTAATATAATCTTTTGGTATAAAAGAAAAAATAGTTATCATATTTTTGTTGATTTATTATTTTTAATTTATTATTTTTATATTTAATATTTAATATTTAATATTTAATATTTTATACACTTATTTTATTATATAGTTTTTTTTATAAAATAAAATATTATAAAATAGATGAAGTATACGCGTTCTAATAAAAAAAATCGCAAACATTATTATTTAGGTGGTACATCTTTTGATCAAAAAGGCGTCGCTGCCCAACTTCGATCATCGATGCCACATAATAGCGTGTTGCGGAAAAAGTTGAATGAAATTGTACACAGCGGAGATTTTTACGAATCAAAAGAACGAAACAGTTTTTTAGATTTAAATAATGACGATGATGCAGAAGCCCAAAAAGTATTGAGTGAAGCGGTTGATTATATAAAAAATAATAAAGATTTAAGTGCCAAAATAAAAAAACGAGTATTGCAAGGAATAGCACCTGTTACCGCCTCCACAACAACATCGGGATATAATAAAACTTCTACGAAAAGAATGAGAACACATACTCCTACAAAAACAAATAGAACAAACAGAACAAATAGAACAAACGCGGCGACAAACGTAATTTTTAGGAATCGGAGTCGAATGCGAACAAGAAAAATGTATAAAAAATAAAATAAAAAGTTGAAAAATGATATTAAAGATATAATAACTATAAATGTAAATTGTATACATGAATTAAAATGATACCGAATGCAATGTTATTTTTATTGAAAATACAATGCACTATGTTATACAATATACTATTTGAATTCATATTTGGAAAAACAGATACTCAAAATATGTTTAAACATATATCAGATTCAACACATGTAAAATATTCAGGTGAAGTAGATAAAATCAATCCGAATGTAGATGTTTATTTATTCAATCACGTAAGTTTTGTTGATTTTTTTATGGATAATTATATTATTGGTGGAAACGGGTGTTATATTTCTCGAGTTGCTGCATTTTTTGCAGTTCCTTTTACATGTATTTATGGAATGTTTAATAATTGTATTTATTTTATTATAAGAAACCATCGTAGTGTGAAAGATCGTTTAAAACTAGGATTTGAAAATATAATCCATAAAAATAAAAAAAAAGTTATTATTTATCCAGAAGGAACAAGAAACCAAACAAATGATGTCATACCATTAAAATGGGGAGGGTTGAATTTAATATTTAATATGGGATATTCTGTTCAAATTATTAACGTAAAAAATAAAGATAAAATATTTAATGAAAAAAAAATGCAGTTTAATTATAATATTACGTGCGACATTGTTGTATCTGATACGATCCACGCATCTAGTTATAATAGTTTTGAAGAATTCTATGCAGCCGTGTGTGTAAAATGGGAAGAATGTTTTTATAGAACAAGTGGAAGCAATGTACCAGTAGAAATTAGTAACAAGGAAAATATTCATTCATTATCTCGATTTTATTCTATTGGGTTATTTGGGTTTTTATCGTTATTATCCTATTTTCATTTAAATTTATTTATTGGCATGATTCATGTTCTTTATGTTGGTATGGTTATGGCATCAAAACATATATCCACGCTTAAAAAAGAACACATTCAATCTTTTATATTTTATTATAATTGGTTTCAAGTGTTATTAAGTTTGACAATGTCCATTTATGGTATAACAATTTTTAATGTAGACAATCCTCTATTGTTAAATGATTTCAATGAAAATGTATATATTAGAAATTTTATACTATTGCATGCTTTTTCAAAAGTTGTAGATTTTATAGATACTGCCATACTTATTGTATCTGGAAAACAACTTTCTTTTTTACACACGTACCATCATTCAAGCATTGGACTTATTTGGTTTTATCTCTACAATGAAAATGTGAATTCTGTATATTTTGGTGCAATGTTGAATAGTATAGTGCATACAGTCATGTATTTTTATTTTAATTATAGTCACAAGTTGAGATATATAAAATCGTGGATTACAAGAATGCAGATAATGCAGTTTATTATTTTAATTATTCATCCCATTATTTTTATATATAATACAGAAAATGTGTGGTATAAAAAACTTGCATACTTTCAAATGTTATATCAATTTTCAATGATCATTTTATTTGGCAATTTTTATTATAAAAATTATATTTTTTCTAAGCAAAAACAGGTATAGACGAAGTATAAATGAAGTAAGTAGAGATAAAATATATAAAAATGAAAGTATAAATAATAAGCAAAACAAGAAACGGTACTTATTATTTTATTTATTTATTAATTTTTAATTTTATTAATGTTATAAAAGTAATTTAAACAAGATGAAAGATTTTCATAAAAACTGTCATATTTTACGTACACTATATTTCGTTTTTTACATTCATCGATAACAATGTCTTGAATCTGTGGATATAATTGGTCGCTTAATCCGGGAAATAAATGGTGTTCGATTTGCGAATTAAGCCCACCTGTTAAAAAATTAATCGATTTGGATTTACCACACCATGTTGAAGATTCTGTAATTTGCATCTCTGCCCAATCTTCATGTATATTTTTTTTATATTTATTTATTTCACTTGTATTGTGACTTATTAAAAATTGAAATGAAAGATACGTTGATCCGGTATACACTGTTAATAACGGAGTCCACCAGTGACCGAAATTATATATTGGAATAAAATAATATAAAAATACATGCAATAATTTAAATCCAAAAAAAAGTATAACATCTTTTAATGTTTTTTTTGGACTCCGAACGTTGCAATGATAACCATTTATAAAACGTAAAAAGTCAGAAATAAAATAATCAAATCCCATAAATCCAGTAATTAATGGCAAGTATAAAAACTGAAACTTATGCCACTCTTTTATTTTAAATTTTTCAGAAAATCTCGTAATTGGATAATTAGAAAACGTATCCGGATCATGAACAATGTCATTTGGTAGCAAATGGTGTCCCAAATTGTGTTGTGTTTTCCACATGAAAGATGATGCTCCTGTAATGTCATTATAGTATCCAAAAAATTCATTCCATGTATTATTATCCGTCAACGAACCATGATTTGCGGAATGTTGTACACATAACCCAAAAGATGCTAGCGAAATACCTAAAAACAAAGACAACCACCAATGTCCACAAAAACAAACCAGATATGTTAGTAAAAAAGTTGATAGATTAAAAAATAATATTCTTGATGTTATATTACCTCCTCCTCTCTTTTTTTGATTTGTGTTATTTACATATTCTAATACTCTATCTTGTAAAGTAAACAATAATGACGGAGATAAATAATTTTCTTTTTCGCAACTGTTTACACGTCCTAAACAACGCAACTGTGATAAATATTTATTCGCTTTATTTCTGTCAATGTGATAAGACCAAAATAAATATGTTGAATCCCTGTTTTCCGCAAGTCGTATCATTTCTCTCCCACCCGGATGAACGTTTACAAAATCTGTTATATCGTATATTTTTCCATCGATAATCGTAGTAATCATACAGGCAATCCTTTTTAAATATCTATTATATATTATTTTTAAATATAAAAAAAATATTATTACAATTCAATTATTATAATATTTCTTTATATTTAAAAAGCCGTGATTATTCATCTAATAACATTAATGCCATTGCTGAATAATTATGTAAATCAATCAACGTATCTCTAATTCCTTCATCGTTTATTAAATTTACTCCATTTTTTGTGATAGACATAGAACGTTGTAATTTATCTTCTATCCTCATTAAAACACCGATAACTCCATATTTGGCAAATGCGTCTCCATAATCAATATTTTTTTTGGTGAATAATTCTAATGCCTCATTTTGAATTGTTTTCATTTTTTCTACCCTGTTCATAATATATTTTATAATATATTTTATAATATATTTTATAATATATTTTATAATATATTTTATAATATATTTTATAATAAATAATATTATAAAATGTATTTATATTATTTTACAATATTTAATGTGCATTTCAAATATAAAAAAGTGTAAAAACCCCAATTAAATATCCAAACTGATCGACGTTCTCTCTGATTTTTGCTTGCGTTTACTCTTGCTCGGAAAATTATCATTCTTCATTTCATTCAAATCCGACGCGCTAATCGTGCTTCCGCCAGCATTTGAATTCTTGTCTTTATTCATTGTTACATTTAATGTGGCTGCTGCTACTGCTGCTGAAGCCGAGTTATCAACCGTAACTGTTTTTGTCTTCAATCCAGAAAGTAGGGATGAAATATCCGAAGGTCCCTTCATTTCTGGTCGCAAACTTTGTTGTATCGTTTGCGACATATTGCCGCGACCCATCAAGATATCTGGTCTTGTATTTGTCAAGTCGCCTGGGCGCCTGGGAGCCGGGGGTGCATTTTCACCCTTGGTTTGAATAGGTGGGGGCGGGGGGCGTTGTGGCAAAACCGGCATTGGCATCGGCATATTCATTTGTTGCGCCGGATTATATTGAGGTTGGTGCGAAAACGGTGTCGCGGCAGCATTTCGAGATGACGATAGGCCGGCAATGTCACTCATGAAATTCCCGAATCCACTTCCTCCGCCTCCTCCTCCGCCACCGCCACCGCCACCGCCACCTCCATTACCGCTAGAAGAGCCGCGCGTCGCATTCGACATGGAAGATACTGCCGCTTGGGTGAATTGCTGCATTAGTTCCGGATTTTGACGCATAATGTCATCCATTCCCGGCATGGCAGATTTAAACATGGTGTTTGTCATGTGCAGCATGATGGCGCTTCCGCCTAATTGGAATAGCAGCTTGAGTTCCGGCGCCATTTTTGCCTTGGATTTATATTTCTCGTGCAGCTCTCCAAAAATATCGTCATAATCATCAATATTCTCATTCACTTGCTCCGACCATCCGTCCAATTTCAAATCAAACGGGTCGAATTTGTTATTCAAGAATTCGAGACCCGTAATACATGCCATCAGCATTTTGCCCTGGAATTTCACACTGTTTCTGCGCTCTCGTTCTTCCACGTGTGTTTCATATTCCCCCTTCATCTCTGATAAAGACGACTCCATATCATATTTTTTCGTGAGTCGAATTCCCTTTTTTTCCAAATCCTCTAATTTTTTAATGTACTTGAACTTCTCTCGAAGCAGCTCTTCCTTCGTCAGCTGCGGATGCGAATCAATCGGCACATCGGGGTGAAATGGGACATTGCTGAATTTTCCAAAACCGTCCCACGTCGGCTTATCGTCGTCAAATAGCGCCGTTGATGCACCGATTCCGCCGTTATTCGTGCCACCATTATTATCGTCACTACTGCTATTACCCCCAATGCTGTTTGACAGGGAATCGTGTTTATTCACATGAAACGACGAGGACGAAGATGAGTGCGAAGGCCCCGATCCAAACAAGTCCGAGCGCAGTTCTTTCACGTTTCTTGACGACGACGAAGAATCCATGTCGCGTAAATCATCTTCCAAACTTGTAATATCGTCCAAATGTATATTTGTTGACGCATTTTTATCTCCTCCCGATTTAAATCTGTCATTCATAAGCAACTCTAAACCTCCTCCAAAATTTGACGATTTTCTACCACTGTTACCACCGTCCCCAATATCCAAAGATCCTAAATCAATTACTTCTGGTTCCATATTTTTACGTTTATTTATTAATATCTAACTTACAACTTTTATTTTTAAGTCATACGCATAATAATTATATTATCAATTTTCTCTACTATTATTATTTTTTATATAATTTTTTATATAATTTTTTATATAAAAATCTCTCTATCTCTCTATCCAAGTAAGCATGAATCCAAATTATTTTAGTTACACGACTTGTTGAAAACTGGATAAAAATGTATCTAGTTCGAATGCAGATTGATTTGTTTCATTGAACTTTAGGTGCGCATAATAGTATCCTTGAAGAAAACAATCCGCCAAATCGTCATTCTTTTTATGTTTATCGTATTTTGCTATCCATTCATTCAACATTGGATAGAATGACAAGAGAGACCTACACACCATTTTTCCTGCATCCTTTCTCATTTTGTATAATTTTTTTTCACTTTCTAAAACATTATCCAAATTACCTTCACCACCTGTATCATTTTTTTTATTTATAACCGACTTGAATAATTTCAACTTGTTTGTTGCCGATATAAATTCAATCTTTGTTATGTTCCGCATAATAAAATACTGCGAAATCATTCCTTGTAGCACATTCATTCTTCCCGCCAAATTTCCAATTTGATTTTCAATGAGAATTGCATCGATTTTATCCATGTGTTCTGCGAAAATGACATCCAAATGACACTTTATATTTTTACCGAGATCGACAATATTGATTTTATTACAGGATACTTTTTTTTTAGAAAGCGGAACGATATACGGCGCGTGCCCGCTCTTCGAATTGGATTTTAGAAGTTTTGGATGCATCGGTAGTTGCGCTTCTTCTGCATGTTTTTTGCAATACTTTTTTACATCTTCTGGTAACATGGTATTCGAATGTGTGCAACAAGTTGCCGTCTTTTTGCATTTACAACACTGTTTTAGAATTTTTTCTACTGTTTTTGTTTCTGCTTCTTCCACGTGGTCACACGACAAGTCAATAATATTCCATTTTACTATTTCTATAAAATGTTTACTGTTTTCGGTTTCAGTAATTGAAAGTAGACAATATGCAAGATTTTTTATTCCAACATCAAAGCTTAATAGAATCATTATACTATGTGTTATGTAAATTATATTTATGTTTATATCATAATTTATATATTCACTTATGTTACATTAACTCGTTAATGATTACAAAATATACATATTTAACGCACGATATCTTTGCCTTTATAATCGTTTTTCATCTTTTTCTATTACCACCATGTTTCATTATTATTTATTATTTTTTTAGTATAAAATTAGACCTATCCAAATATAGTCCATACTTTACTTCTATACCATCTAATCTTACATTTTTTAATGTTTGCTTTTTAGATGAATCACGTATTGTTCCTATTTGTATTGTTTGATTATCTGATGTTGTAATTTTTAAATAAACAATTATATACGGAAGTCCCCGGTATTCATCATAATGATAAACAATTTCTTTGAATACAATATTTTCTACATTAATTGTTTGTGATTTGCTCCCTCCATCACCCCCATACTTAGTATTATTTATCCAAATTGCGTCTACCGTATCTCCTCCTTGAATTGCTAATTGTGTAATGTTATTAACTGTTGATTTGGATTCGTCGGGTCCGCCTGATTTTTCAAATTTTAATGTACCAGAAAAATCTATATTTGTAAAATCAATTTCATTAAAAATACAATCCTTACATATTGCACCTGTAAGATTTGCACCTGTAAGATTTGCACCTGTAAAATCCGCACCCGTAAGATTTGCTCCCGTAAAATTTGCACCTGTAAGATTTGCACCTGTAAGATTTGCACCTGTAAGATTTGCACCTGTAAGATTTGCACCTGTAAGATTTGCACCTGTAAGATTTGCACCTGTAAGATTTGCTCCTGTAAGATTTGCACCTGTAAGATTTGCACCTGTAAAATCCGCACCCGTAAGATTTGCTCCCGTAAAAATTGTATTTGAAAAATTTAATTTACCTGTAAAATCCGCACCCGTAAGATTTGCTCCCGTAAAATTTGTATTAAAACCAATATTAACTGCACCTTCAAAAATCGCACCCGTAAGATTTGCTCCCGTAAAATTTGCAAACGAAAGATTTTTTGCATTTGTAAAATTCACATTCGTAAGATTTGCTCCTGTAAAATTTGCAGATCTAAGTAGTGCATTTGTAAAATCTGCACCCGTAAGATTTGCTTCTGTAAAATCTGAATTTTCAAGATAAGAATCTCTAAATTTTACATTTATTAGTGACGATTCTTTAAAAGTAACATTTGGTGGTATACCGTAAGCAGTATTATCTGTTTTTGTAAAATCTGAATTATTTAGGATTGCCTTTTTAAATGATGCACTATTTATTTGTGTATTTGTAAAATCTAAATTACTAAGATCTTGACCCTCCTTAAATATTTCTCCCCGAATATCTGCATTTTTATATGAGTTTGTGACCGTTATAACCGTTGTATTAAAATTAAAACGTAAATTTTTCATATGACCACTTCGTAAATTTTTCATATTTTCTAATTTTCTATAATGTTATATTTATATATTATTATAATATAAAAATTAAAATTAAAATTTTAATTCTTAAATTTAATATTAAAATAAATGAAAATAAATTTACATTTCATGTATTTTAATATTTGTTAATATTAGCCATCTATTTTCTCTAAAGAATTAAAATACAAATTTTAAAGTAAAAATATGGGTATGAGCAATCCATTTCCGTCCAATATGATTGATAAAATATTAGAGATTTATGAAAATCAAACATATTTAGAACGATACGGCGAGTATGTTTTTTTCGCAATCATTATATGCACTTCATTTATACTCGTCATTACGTATATTCATATTAAAATAAATATTGAACAAATACGGGCAGATTGGAACAATCAAAAATGCAAACCGAACATTATGCCGTTTGCCGGAATGATCAATGCGCCTGCCAACATGTCAAAAATGAAATACGCCGAAAAAAATTTCGCAGAATGCACCCAAAATATTTTAACCGACATTACCGATATTGCGCTAATACCTGTGCATTACATAGTAAGTATTATTACTGCAATTGTTGGCGAGATTATGAAGGTTGTGAACGACATGCGCGAAATAGTAGATAAAATACGAAATTCGGTTACCGATATTACATCGGATATCATGTCTCGGATTCTTAACATTATGACACCTCTAATCGAAACCATTATTACGACGAAATCTATGCTTGGAAAATCGAATGGTGTGGTCACTGCCGTGATATACACATTGTTTGGTGTATACTTGTCAATTAAAAGCTTAATTGGTTCTATTCTTGAAATTGTAATTATTCTTTTGATTGCCATGGCGGCAGCAATTGTATTATTGTTTTTTATACCGATTGTCGGAGATATTTTAGCAGCAGCCGGAATTATATTTTTTATTGCAATTGCTATTCCGATGGGTCACCTGATTGGTGTTTCGAATAACATTCTGAATGTACACGCATCGCGCGGGGTTCCCAGTGTTCCACATGGATAAAAATGTAGAAGGGGTGACATGGGATTACATTTATTTAGGAAAAATAACTTTTTTATTTTGCAAATAAACAATTCAATATTTTTAATTATTTTTATCTTTTCTAAATGTATAAATAATTAAACCAATATTATTCTGTCTATTTTTAGTTATTTTATAAATGGAACTTAAACTTTTTGGATATGAAGCGCGACTCGAAATCGTAGTTGCTTGTATTATTATTGGCATGATTGCAGGATTGTTCATGTTTTGTGACTGTTTTCAATACAGTATTTTAGAAGGAATGACTATAAAAAATATGAATGATAAAAAAGCCAATGGTAAAAAAGCTGGTGATAAAAAAGCCAGCGTTAAAGAAGGGTTTGTGAATTTAAGCAATAATGAACTGAATATTGACGACTCATATACGATGGGTTGGGTTCAAACTGCCAAACGGTATGCATCCGGAATGGGCAACAAGAATCGCCTGAACACATATAAGGACAATGTCGGAACTCCGGTGCCTTTGCCCGAAGGCGAACTCTTCTTTTTTGCCGATAATAAATTTAAGCCGGAGTGCTGCCCATCCACGTATTCTGACAGCATGGGGTGCGCATGTTTGAGCCAGGATCAAGTGAACTACATTAACCAGCGAGGCGGAAATCGAACGATTGGACCAACCGAGTTTTAAATTTGTTTTGCGAGGATAAATTATAGAAATAATAGAGAGAATTATAATTTATTATAAAAAATAGATTATAATAAATTATAATTTTTTTATTATAACCTTAATATACATTATATATTATAATAAAAATAAAAATAATTAAATAAATGTCGACAACAAAACCCGTTGGATGCAGAGCATGCGGTACAGCTTTAAGTTATTCAACATACACCGGACCGCAATTTAGCAACCAAAATAATAAATACAATGTAAAACGAATTGAAAACACGGTGCGCGTGCCGTCATCCGAATACACCATGAATAAATCCGCACTGATTGTGTATACGCCGCCAAAAAGCCAGTTCGCATACGTCAACTGGAACCAAATGAGCGACAGAGCCGTTCCCGGCGTAACGCGATCCAACGTTCCGTCGCACGGCAACTCGACGCGCTCGTCTTTGACGCGAATGCGTCCGGGAAGCATGTCAGCCGGCGGCAGTAAAGGTGTCGACATGAAACACGGTTCCTATGATCGCTATTTGGCTCGTTTGAAAGGCAAATCCGTTTTGCGAACCAGCCCGAATCCGAATGGGGCGCAAGTGATTAATAATGCGAAATCAATCAAATGGGGAATTGCTTATAGCGACAGCTGCATTAATGATTGCTAGAATAGAATAGTGGAATAAGTGAATAAAATATAAAAAAATATTTTAATAAATATTTAAATATATATAAAGAAGATATAAATTATTTATTAAAATAATGGAATATGAAACGCCATATTGGGAATTAGGGCGTCTGGATGATCCCTCTTATCCGTTTTCACGATTAGTGATGCAAAATAATAAGGGAAAACTGGAAAAATTAGAAATTGATTTAATTCAATTTGTGAATTCTCATCCTGATATATTTGATGATCAAGAAATTGAAAGTATAAAAAGAGTAATTATTCGTGCATTTGGAATGATGCAGTGTGGAGTACCCGTTCGTCCCGATTATTCAGCCCAAAGACCAGGTCTTAGTGTCATAGCACAATTAACACTACAAACAATTTCGGACAAAATAACAAGAAGAGAAATAAATGTGTCGCATGAAGTCACTGTTGCAATAAGATATTTTGACGTGTGTGGGGACTTTATAAATACATTTTTACCGGATTTATGTGATACTGAACAAGAAGGTGGTCGACCACAAGGATATAGTGGATTGTATTTTAGTAACCGCCAAAAATGCAAAATGATATCAAACGCATTGAACAATAATTGGTCTGGTTCTTCTCCAAATATTTTCAAAAGTTTTCAAAGCGTAATAAACCGATACCAAGCACGAGTATTGAAGTTATGGGCGGATGTACTGATTCATGAAAAGAAAATAACGTCAGCAGAAATCGCCGAAATGCATACTGAAGTTGATGCAAAAGACGGGACGGGATATGAGCGAAAAATGCGCGAGTTGCTTGCAGAATGCGGAGGAGGTTTTGCGTTTACACCCAATTTAGATGTATCCATGCTGTTGAAATGGTTGACACTATTTCATGTTGCAATTGCAAAGGATGAACCTTATATGAGAAATCTGACAAAGACATACACGAATGGAGGCAGAGCAAGCACTTTGGATGGGATTGTTTTTGGAATCATATCACAATTTGTTCCAATTCATAATGCATCTGGATATTCTTACATTCCTCAAAGCGAAAACCACAAATCAGAATTAAATATGCTGAATTTGACGTGCAATGTGGTTGAAAAAAATCCACATCGTTCTCAGCAACTAATCCAACCACCCGTGTGTGCGTATTTATCATCCGATCTATTAGATCGATGCGTAAAAAGTATTGGTGGTTTTCCAACAACAAGACAGTTTGTTGAATTTTTAAATATGGTTAGACAAAGTAAAGCTGAACAATTTTTAAAAAAAGATTCTGATTTATCGACAGTAACAACATCAAGTTTTGGTGGCGGAAAAAAAACAATACGAAAAACAAAGAAAAAACGTAAACGCTACAATAATCGTCGAGATAGTCGTCATCGTCGTTAAACTATAACGCATTTGGCGTAGAAAGCAATGGGTTTGCATTTGCATTTCGTCAAATAATTATTATAAAACTGAATAAAATATTTTATATATATTTATATATAATATTTTTATTATATTAATTTATAATGGATAAAGAATCGCCATTGGAAAATGGTCTAGTGAAATTTGTAGAAGATCATTCAGAAACATTTACTGATGTGGCGAGCATACGACGCTCAATCATTCGTGCATTTGCAACGTTCCAGTTTCATCAACAATATTCTGGCATTTTGAGAGCAGGACAACAGCACTATTCCCCACCCGGTCTTAAACATTTAGCAATTATTATACTCAAGGCAATTACAGGTAGAATAATGTCAGGGAATAATTTTACGTCAGAAAGTATTCAAAATGTATTGAATAACTTTGATTTGTGTGTGGAATTTATACAAACATTTGTAAAAAAAGAACCTGGATTGTGTACATATGAAATGAGGCATAATGGGTTGGGAGGTGAGGTTAGTGCCGTACAACCCTGTATTGAATTTATGAATTCATTAGTTATACCACCAAGACCTTTAAGAGTATTTGTAAATATGGAACTCAATATGAATCATGCAATTTGGACTAACACTAAAGTAGAAATAAATTTATACCATTCACGAGTATTGAAACTATGGGCGGAAATCTTGATTGGTATGAATGAAATAAAAAATGACGTAATAGAACAAATGAAACAACGTATGTCAGTAACAACCGGTTCTAGTAAGCCAATGAAAATTGACGCATTTGGTGAATTAGTAACAATGTCAGCGGAAGAGGCAGCAAAAGCAGCAATTGTCTCAACCTTTGGCAATCCAGCTAATATGAATTTGAAAACACTATTGAATGTTTTGACTTTTATTCATTTGACGAGTTACCATGATCAGATGGATTTATTTTCAAAAAATGGAGACGGTTTGCTTGTTAACAGATTTGTTGAACTTAATAATACTCACAGTATAGGAAATAGCTTTATTGGACCACCAATTTCAAGTAAACTTAACGATGAGGTACAATTGAAGTGCAATGTTGTTGGAAATACAGATTCATCTCTTCCAGTGCAAGCGTATTTATCATCTGATGTATTAGATCGATGTGCAGCAAGTATTGGTAGTTTTCCAACAACAAGACAGTTTGTAGAGTTTTTAAATATGGTAAGAGAAAAGAAAGCTGAACAGTTTTTTAAAAAAGATTCTGCTGTTTCGACAGTAACATCTAGTTTTGGTGGCGGAAAAAAAACAATACACAAAATAAAAAAACGCAATAAAAAAAGTAATAAAAAATTCTCACAAAGGAGTCGTTATCATTAAATATATATATATTATTAATCTAGTATAGTGGTTAGAATATTCGTCTATGTGTACATGAACATGGGAGTGCTGTTGGTCTCCGCCTTTTTAACCATTTTATCCACAACACTGTTTGTGACCGTGAATGGAAATGCAACCTCAATTGAACTAGAGTCCTTGTCAAACAATTTGCTTCCCGGTTTCATCAAGCGATACAAATTCAACTTGGTAAAGATAATCTCCAAACAGCGCTTCAAATTGCGCACACCGTCCTCCTTGTTTGTGTGATGTTCCACAATGTATTCAATTGTCTCATCGGGAATGATAATTTGCTCCGGTTTGAATGCCACCTCCGACTGAATCTTCGGAATCAAATACCTTTGCGCAATGTGCGTCTTGTCCTTCTTCGCATATCCGTTGGTCTGAATGCGATACATCCTGTCAAGAAGAATCGGATTCACCTTCGACTCGTCATTGTAGCTGAAAATGAAGAGACACTTGCTCAAATCAAACGCAATCTCCGAAAAGTACTTGTCGTGAAACTGGCTGTTCTGAGACGTATCCGTCAAATGCGTCAAAATCCCCGTGATTTCTTCACCCTTGGGTGTGTCGCTGAGCTTGTCCAATTCGTCAAAGAAGATCACCGGATTCATCGACTTACAGCGAATCAGAATTTCCACGATTTTACCCCAGGTGCTGCCCTCATACGTATATGAATGCCCCTCCATAAAACTACTGTCTGTTGCTCCACCCAGCGCAATAAATGCGAAATCCCGCCCCAAAATCTTGCTAATTCCTTCCTTTACAAGCGTCGTCTTGCCGGTCCCCGGAGGGCCCTTGATTGCAATTGCCGAACCGAGCGCCGACGGGTTTGAAATCCACTGTCCCACCATTTGCATAATCTGCATTTTGGCATCATTGAGTCCGTATACCGCCGAATCCAGAATGTCTTTTGCCGCTTCCATGAAAGTGTGACACTGTTCCACACCGACTTCCATTGTAATTGGCAACGTCCTGTGCACTCCAAACGGAATTGTCATAAATGTGTCAACCCAGTTCTTCACCTTGAAGTACTCGCCAGAACACGTGTCCATGTAACGCAAATTCTGAATGCGTTTAAGCGCAATTGCCTTGTACTGCTGAGGGATTTTGGATTCGAGTAGTGTCAAACGATACGGTTTGTCGACCAACATGATTTTGTTGAGTTCGCTTAGCTCTTTCAACACTTCTGCCTGTTGCTCGTGTGACAAGTACTTTTTGAAATACTTGAGATCGTTTGCCGAATTCTTTTTTTGTAGCAAGCGTCCAAATTTTCTTGTATTACTTCTCATTTGTTTGACGCTCTTCTTCTTTCGCAACCGTTTGATTTTTTCCTCCCTTTCAATCATTTGTTCCAATGTCTTTCTCGCAATTTTGTTATTCTTGTCTTTTGCAAGAATTGCTTCCATTTGCGCTTTGATTGTTTGAATCGTTTCTTCATCTTCACTTCCAAACACATCTTCATTTTCATCATCTCGAGTAGTATCATTCTCTTTATCATCCTTTTTATCATCCTTTTTATTATTCTCTTTTTTATTCTTATCATCATTCTCTTTTTTATTCTTATGATGATCCTCTTTTTTATTCTTATGATGATTCATGTTCTCCTTGTCTTTCTCTTCACCATGTTTGTCTTTACTAAATATGGACTTCCCATTGATAGTAAACCCAATATTGTCTACTTTTTCTGCAATCTCTGTTGCTGCTGCTGCTGCTACTGCATTAGAAGAAGAGGAAAGAGAATTCTTCCAAAAACCACGAGTGGTAACTTCTTCTTCTTCATCGTCCTCAAAAGTGCTTTCAGTCCCTTCACTGTCATCATCATTATGACTATCATCATCTCTGTAAGTTTCGTCACTACCACTCGATTCTCCTTGGTCAGACGAAATGGACTCGTCGTCAAAAACTGAATCATTCATTGCCGAATCATCGTCATCATATTGGTCTGACAAGTGGTCAAACGGTTCTTGCAAGTTAATGACAATGTTATAGTTTCCAGGTTGTTCTTCTTCTTTCGATTCGTATTCTTCATTGTATTTTTGTTTTTTAATCTGATGGAACTCTTCTTTTGCGCGTTTTGTGACGGCATCCCTTTTTTCAATGCTTTGCATTTCTTGTTTTTCTTGTCTTTCTTGTTTTTCTTTCCTTTCTGGCTTCTGTTGCTGCTTTTGCAATCGTGCACTCCTTCTTAGATACTGTTCTTCTTCTTCTTCTTCTGATGACGACGATGACGAATCAACAATTTTTTTATTTCTTCTTGATTCATTTTGTTGTAACGTTTGTAACGTTTTCGCCTTGGTTACAGAATATTTTGAAGGAAACAATTCTGCGAGAAGTTTAGCATACTCTACCTTGTCTAATTCCTCTACATCACTGCCATCCTCACTGACATCACTATTTCCATCATCACTTCTTGAACGTCTGTATTGAAGATTTGGCTTTTCATTTGTTACCTTTTTTGAGGATGAAGTTCCTCCAGTCGATTTTATATTTTTTTGTGGCTGCTGATTCTGTGGCATATCGGTGTCCGTGTATCGTCTCTATATTACATTTACATGCATACATCTTTTTATTTCAATTTTTATAAATAATATATTTATGAAAAAATGAAAAAATGAAAAAATGAAAAAATGAAAAAATGAAAAAATGAAAAAATGAAAAAATGAAAAAATGAAAAAATGAAAAAATGAAAAAATGAAAACAAGTTATTATATTATTCAAATGCAAAAATGTCATTTTTCATTTTCTTTGGAATTATATTATTATAAAAATTGAAATAAAACAATATAGATATATAAATATAATAAATAATAGTTAGCTCTTACAGCCAATGACGCAACAACCGAATTGGACGAAGAAAACTGTATCAAAGATTGTAGGTATTCAATTTAGCGTTTTGTCTCCTGAAGAAATAAGAAAATGTTCAGTTGCAGAAATTACGAGCCGAGATACATATTCGAACAACATTCCGGTGATCGGAGGCATGTTTGATCCGCGGTTAGGCGTGCTCGAACCCGGTCTCAAGTGTCCGACAGACGGTTTGGATTACATCAAAACTCCGGGTTATTTTGGACACATTGAATTGGCAAAACCCGTGTTTTACTATCAATATCTTCCTACGATTATGAAAATTCTGAAATGTGTTTGCATCAAATGCAGTAAGCTTCTGGTTAGCAAAGAAGCAAATAAAGAATGCATGGATATGAAACCCGATGAGAGATGGAGTTATGTTCATCAGTTGGCAACGAAAGTCAAACGGTGCGGCGACGACACACAGGACGGTTGCGGCTGCCTTGTTCCTAAAAAAATCAAAAAAGAAAATCTGGCCACGCTTTATGCAGAATGGGACGGCGACGCCGATGAAGGAGGCGCCGCTAGCGAATCCAGCGGAAAAGAAAAATTGAATATGAAAATGACTCCAGAGGTCGTTCTAAAAATATTTAAAAGAATATCAGACGAAGATGTCGCATTCATGGGATTCAGTCCGAAATTTTCAAGACCGGACTGGTTTATTTGCCAAGTGCTCGCAATTCCTCCACCAGCTGTTCGCCCCTCGATTAAAATGGACGGAAACCAGCGAAGCGAAGACGATATCAGCCACACCATTGTGAATATCATCAAGGCAAATAAAACGTTGCTCGAGAAAATGAATGAACCGTCGGTGAATTCCACGATTATTGACGACTGGCAAAGTTTATTGCAATACTACATTGCGACCCAAGTGGATAACAATATTCCATCATGCGCTCCCGTCGCACAGCGATCCGGTCGTCCTTTAAAATCGATTAAAGAGCGCTTGAATGGAAAAATGGGACGTGTCAGAGGCAATCTCATGGGAAAACGTGTGGACTTTTCTGCCAGGTCTGTTATTACACCTGACCCCAATTTGTCAATTCGTGAACTCGGAGTTCCTAAAAAGATTGCGATGAATATTACAAAACCGGTTGTCGTAAATAATCGGAATCGCGACTTTCTGCAGCAGCTGGTTCGAAACGGTCCCGACATTTATCCCGGCGCAAACATTCTAGAAAAGAAGACGGGTGGAGATATTTCGCTGAGATACATGGACCGAAGCACCATTGTGCTTGAGAATGGCGACGTTGTGCACCGTCACATGATGGACGGCGACGGCATCTTGTTTAACCGTCAACCTACGCTTCACAGAATGAGTATGATGTGTCACATTGTGCGCGTGATGCAGCAGGGCGACACGTTTCGCATGAATATTGGTGACACGAAGCCGTACAATGCCGATTTTGATGGTGATGAAATGAACTTGCACATGCCGCAAGACGACGAAGCAGAAGCCGAGCTCAAAGGACTTGCCGCCGTCCCGTATCAAATCATTAGCCCTGCAAAGAACAATTCAATCATCGGTATTTTTCAGGACTCGCTGCTTGGAGTGTACCAATTCACTAGAGGCGGACTCCCCGGATTTGATGCGCGCATGGCGATGAATCTGCTGATGGGATACAAGAATGTAAACCCGTCGCTATTCAGCGACCCGAAGAAGAAAATCACGAACTTTCAAATCTTGTCGCAGATTTTGCCGCCGCTCAGTATGAAATATAAAACCAAACAATTTGGAGGAAGCGACGACTATGCCACGTCGAACAATGTGCTTGAAATCAAAGACGGAGAAATTTTGCGCGGACACATTGACAGCGGCGTTTTGGCATCGACAACAAGCGGCATGATTCAGCGCATTTGCAACGATTTTGGGAATTTCGCGTCTGCGAGCTTCATTGACGACCTGCAAAACATTATTACGGAATACATGAAGACGTCGGCATACAGTGTTGGAATCAGCGACTTGATTTCGGATAAGAAGACGACGGAGAAAATTGTGGATTCGATTAAAACCAAGAAGCTGGAAGTGAAGACCATTATCGACAACATTCACATTGGAACTTTTGAAAACAAATCCGGGCGCACAAACGAGGAAGAGTTCGAATTGCAAGTTACGAATATTTTGAACAAGGCAAACGGTGAAGCGGGTGATATTGGTCTCAAGAGTTTGAGCAAAACGAATCGCTTTATTACAATGGTGAATGCCGGTTCTAAAGGCAGCAAAGTGAATATTGCCCAAATGATTTGTTTGGTGGGTCAGCAAACCATCGACGGTAAGCGCGTGCCATACGGATTCGACAGCCGTACTTTACCGCATTACTCGAAATATGATGACAGTCCTGGTGCGCGTGGATTTGTTGAAAATTCGTTTATTGCCGGCTTGACGCCGTCGGAAGTATTCTTTCACGCCATGGGTGGTCGTGTTGGTTTGATTGATACCGCCGTTAAATCGGTTACCTGGGAAACACCGATAATTATTGTTGAAAATGATGTTCCAAAATATGTTAAAATCGGCGAATGGATTGATGGACATGTTGACATGAACATGACAAGAGTTCAACATATGGAAGAACAAAATATGGAATATCTTGAATTAACGCACCCGGTTAAAATTGTAACAATGGATTATGAAGGACGCGTATCATGGGAAAGCATCACGGCAGTAACACGACATGACCCTGGTGAAAAATTATTCAAGATTTCAACAAAAGCGGGTCGTTATGTAACCGTCACTGCAAACAAGTCACTTCTCATTTGGAATACAGAACTAAATCAGTTTCGTGAAGAGTACACAGAAGATGTAAAGGTTGGCGACTTTGTTCCGGTTGCGAAGAACATTTGCGAGTATTCTGGTGGCAATAATAACGGAACTAATTGTCTCGATTTTGAAACTGGACTGAAAGTTGGAAACACGATTGAAAAAAAAATACCTAACGAAGCATATGTCGCAAATAAGGAATATGTAAAAGGAATTTTGACCGCATACTTTTCAAACCATGGATTCATTTCTGATTCGGCGATTGAACTTACTTCTACGAATCATCGTTTTATTGAAGACGTCGCATTCTTATGCTCTCGTTTAAATGTGCACGCAACCATTACGATTGAAGATAATGGTGCCGCTTGGTATACACTTCTCACTATAAGTCATGATAACGGTCAACAGTTTGCTGAACAAATTACACTCCTTCATCCTGAGAAAAATAACAAAATGAAATCTATAGTTTGGACAACTAAATTGGACAAAGTGAAAACCATCAATGACGCTATACTTGATGAAATTATTTCAATTGAACATGTTGATCCGGCAAATCACCCAAAGATGTACGACTTGACAATTCCTAAAACATTGAACTTTGGTTTAGCAAACGGGCTTCAAGTGCGCGACACCTCGCAAACAGGATATATTCAGCGCCGCTTGATCAAGGGTATGGAAGACATCAAGGTGGAATATGACATGACGGTCCGAAACAACAAGAATCGCATTGTTCAATTTAGTTACGGAGAGGACGGCATCGACACGGTGAAAATCGAACACTCGAATATGAATTTCATTGGAATGACGCCCGACGAATTGTATGCGCACTTTTACGTCCCGGTCAGCGGCGACTCTGAGACCAACAGCGAACTCAAAGCCATCTTTTCAAAAGCCGCATTCAGTCGTATGAAGAAGCAGCAGAAACTTTGCGACGAAAAATCCAAAAAGTATACCGAATTTCTCATGAAAATTCGAGAGGATATTGTTGTCAAAGTATTCAAAAATAAGAATACGACGGACGCTTATTTGCCGCTGTCATTTTCACACATTGTCGCGAATGTTGCGGGAATGCAAAAAATCAATAAGAATTCGGAAGTGGATGTAACACCGCTGGAAACATTTATTATTCTGGAAGAAACGTATGCGCGATTCGAACATCTTGAATATGCTCCGCCCACCGAACTGTTCAAGGTGATGTATTATTACTCGCTGACGCCGCGCGATTTGCTCATGGTCAAACGGTTCAATCGCAAGGCGCTCGTAGCATTGGCGGAAATGATGGTTCTCATGTACAAGCGCGCAATTGTGGCGCCGGGCGAAATGGTTGGTATGATTGCTGCTCAGAGTATTGGTGAACCGACAACGCAGCTCACGCTAAATACATTTCATTTATCTGGAGACGCTTCCAAGTCACAAGTTACTCGTGGTCTTCCGCGAATTGAGGAGCTGCTGTCGTTGTCGGAGAATACGAAGAATCCTTCGACCACCATTTATTTGAACCCGAATGACGAGTCGAACAAGGATGCGGCTGCGGACATGATACCATTTATCGAGTTGACGCGACTGGAGGATATTGTGAAGAGTGTGGAGATTTGTTTTGACCCGAGCGATAGTCCGAATGAGACGAAGATTACTGCAGATCAGTTAATTTTGGCGCAATACGCGGAGTTTCAGCGGATGTTGAAGGATGTTGGAGGCGAAGACGAGACGGAATGTGAGCGGGAGCGGTCAAAATGGATTCTACGAATGGAGATGGATCGTGAAGCCATGTATGAGAAACGGGTTACGATGGATGACGTGCATTTTGCGATTAAAGCGGTGTATTCGAAGAATGACAGGAGCGAGGTGTCGTGTATTTATTCGGATTATAATAGCGACAATTTGGTGTTTCGAATTCGGCTGGATTTTCAGAAGAAGGAAAAAGATCCGAAGACGCTGGACCAGACGGATAAAATTTATCAGCTGAAGACGTTTCAGGATGCGCTGATGAAGAATATTATTTTGAGGGGGATTAAAGGCATTCGAATGGTGCTTGCTCGAAAAGTTGTGGATTTGGTTGCCAAGGAGAACAACACGTATCGAAAGAAGGAGACGTGGGTTCTAGACGCGGTGGGCTCGAATTTCATGGAGATTTTATCACTACAGAATATTGACGCGAGACGAACGATTAGCAACGACATTCAGGAGATTAATCGGGTGCTTGGCATTGAAGCCGCGCGACAGGCGCTGTTTAACGAGCTGTATGAAGCGTTTGATACGACGTATATTAATCACCACCACATTAGTTTGTTGTGCGACCGCATGACGTGCAAATCGGAAATGGTGTCAATATTTCGGCATGGAATTAATAATGACGATATTGGACCGATTGCAAAGGCGTCGTTTGAGGAGACGCCGGAGATGTTTCTGAAAGCGGCGCGACATGCAGAGCTGGACCAGATGCGCGGGGTGTCGGCGAATGTAATGTGCGGACAAGAGGGGTATTTTGGAACGAGCGCATTCAAGGTGATGCTGGATATGGGACAAATTATGAAGATGGGACAGATTGCGACGGCGGACAAGACGGTGGAAGAAGAGAAGGAAGCGCTGTTGCAAGGGTTTATGGATAAGATTGCGGCGGAGGATCCATTGAACCCATGCAGCAAGAACAAGTTGACGATACAAAGCACGCTGGATAAAGTGCAGGGGTCGAATCTTGGTTCAGTTGATGAGGATTATGATATGGGATTTTAACTAGTGTTTGACTTGTTGATTGATTAAATCAATCCATGTATAAAAATGATGGAATAATATGTAAAAAATGATGGAAATAAAAAATAAAATAACTTAAAACTTTTATTTTATTTTTTTTATCTTTCTTTGATTCAAATTCGGTTATTAGTCCACATATTCGGCGCCCTCTTCACCGCCATTGTCGTCTTCATCGTCGATGAATTCTTCGCCTTCGCTAGTATAGTAACTCTTGTATTCAATGTAATCATTGGAAGCGATGGCGCGTTTATTTTCAGAAATGTAACTTGCCAAGTCGGTATCCAGTAGCAGCATTTCATTTTCTTTCAAATTATAGCTGATAGAGTCGAATGTCAAATACTTGTTTGGATACAACATGAATGCGCGTATGCGCCTGTAACGCAGCATCTCGTCGGCAAGTCGGACGTAATAATTATTCTCATTATTTGAACCGTCAACCAAGTTGCGTTTGGGAATGTAAAGCCCGCAACCATCTGTTTCCGAAGCGTATTCTGAAGCAGCAGTTTCAACAGAAAAACAGTAGGCGTATTTGTTGCACGATGAGCTGCGTTCGGTAACACAACTGAGAGCCGAGTTTTGTTCGTAAATGTTTTTCAGAACAGACGGGCTCATTTCGACGAATTGGATGGTGCGTTGTCCCAACATTTGTAGCAGTTTTTTCATCTGTTCGAGCTTTTTAAGATAGAGTTTATACTGCTGATCGATGTTGAAACGCTGTTCTTCAGACGATGAAGACGTCATACGACTATGAAAGAGCATTTCAATTGCGTTGCGCGCTTCCATCATTTCAAAACGGTTCAAGTGAATTCGAATAATGTTGCGAAAAGCGTTATAAAAATTAGTTTCGAGACGTATTTTTTCAACATCATCGGTTCTCTCTTCATCCCTCTTGAAAACAAATCCGGTTCTGCTTATTTGCGGAAGAATGGATGCATCAATGCTTGCACTGTTACCTAGTTCGACGCGTTTTAATTCATCGTCATCTTTGAATGGAACCGGTTCGCTAATCGGCATAAACTGGTTGGTTTCCGTGATAAAACCGATTACACGTTCGCCTTCTACGACCTTGAATTTAAATGCGCACGGAATTTCGCCGTTTGTTTTTTTTTGCACGAGAAGTGCGAAATCTTTTGTATGTTTGTATGTTTTCCAAACTGTTGGGACTTGGTTTACAAATAGCAGCTCATAATTTGGCTCCGGGTTTAGACCGGAAGGATTACAAAGAATGTTTCCGACAAGTTGTTGGGTCACTTCATTCCGCGTAATACTGTAGGTAAATTGCATTCCGATGACTTTTCCCGAAAACTCCACAATTTGTTTGATATCGTGAAACTTGGTTTGAGACGTTTCTTTGCTTTTCAGAATTTTAACGACTTCATCAAACGATTTATTTTGAATAATTGATTTTACAAGTTGAGCAGGTTTGCATGTGGTCTGAAAGTATGTTTGTATTTTTACGAGAGCGCCTTTGAGCGAGGGATCGATTGCGGAATAATTTACGGATGAAAATAAAACGGTGCTTACAATGTCGCGTTTTGATGTGTACAAATAAGTGTAAAGCGGTTCATAATAACCTTCAAATTTTACAATAATTATATTTTTTTTATTTGAATCAAATGTTGACGCGGAATAATGATTGGTGGGACACAGAATGCTGACTTCTTCTTTTTTATCGGAGAGTTCTAGAATAATTAAATTTATTCCGTGCTTGCTTATAGGCAGTTGACGCTTTTCTTCTTTTTCTATGAAACCGGACCACAATACCGAATCCATAACGTAGTCCCATAAATACGTGTAATCGATGACGACTTCATCGTTTGATAAATAGTTTAAAAAGTTTTCGTATGACATGATGAGCGTCTTGAAAAATACGATTTTATTGTCTTCATCATCGTCAAAATCGGTGTCTTGGTTCCCGTTACCGTTTCCGAATATTTGTTTGAACAATTTGGTGTCGCGATATTTGAACAAATGGTCCTTTTCAATGTATTCGAATTTTTTAAATGTTTCGACGAGTGATCCATTTTGATACAAAACAAATCGGTCGAGAGAAAGCTTCGGAATGAATATGCGATGCTTAAACTCGTTCGCTGTGAATGAACTATTGGTTAGAGAATTGTATATGTTGGCAATGCAAGAAATAAAACACTGATTGTAATTTGAATCTTTACTTTCGAGAACCCCTGCGCGCAATACGCATATTTCATTTTCGACGAGCATGTCGCCCTTTGTGGATTTGCATTTCTTGCTATAATTTTCATCTTCAAACAAGAAAAGCTGGAGAGAAAGCGGCAAAAATCCGAGATTATTTTGTTGAAGAGGAAATGCGGAATCGGGTTTTGAGACATACACATTTGTTTTTGATTTTTTTTTCTTTTCTTTCATGGTTTCTTCTTGTTGCTCTCTTTCTTGTTGCTCTTGTTGCTCTTGTTGCTCTTGCCGTTGCTCTTGCCGTTGCTCTTGCTCTTGCCGTTGTTGCTCTTCTTCTTTTAATCCTTCTTTCTCTCCTTTCTGTTTTTGCGCAGCTTTTGTTGGTTGTTTCGGTTGTTTTGGCTGTTTCTCAATTCCTTTTCCTTTTTTGCACTGGTTGATTACTTCTTGTTCCTTTTCAAAAACGCGGTAATCTTTAAAATCATCGCTGTCTTTATCTTTCACTCCCGTAAAACAACAAGGCAAACATTTTCCGGATTTGGTTTTGAGAGTTTTGAGAAATCCTGGTAAATACGGCGTATACTTTCCGGTTTTAAAATGTTCGAGAGGAGAAGTTAAATCAATAATGTATTTTTCTTTATTGTTCGGATTATAATCTTCTTCTTTTGTGACAATGTGTGCTTGAAGTTTATTGTCGTCGATTTCTTTCTGAGACACCGATCTCTCTTCTGGCACATTCCAGTATCTCGGACAAATGTAATAGTGTTTATTTTTTTCATTGCCTTCACCGTTGCTGCCGGCTTCTTCATCTTGACTGTCGTATTCTAAAGGAATGCCGTAATATGATGGCTGACCGACTTCCTTGTCATACGTATTAATTTTATCCAGTTCTTCTTTTGTCAAAATAATGGGCTGTCGTCTTGCGCTCCATCCGCATTTCGTAGCATACCCGGCAGTTTCTTTAAATAGTGACGGTTCCATATTTTTTAACCTTTTATACACCGGATTGGACTCGAATGCACCGCCAATAAAATCTGCTTCGTCCTCTTCTTCGTCTTCGTCTTCGTCTTCGTCTTCGTATTCTGATTCAGCGCCGCCCAATAATCCAAAATCTCCAATTTCTTCTTCTTCCTCTTCTTGTTGTTGTTGTTGTTGTTCTTGTTGTTGTTCCTCTTCTTGTTGTTGTTGTTCTTGTTGTTGTTGTTGTTCCTCTTCTTGTTGTTGTTGTTGTTGTTGTTCTTCTAATTTTGGCGGTTCCAATAATCCAAAATCTCCAATTTCTTCTTCTTCTTTTTCTTCTGCCTGTTCTTCCTTCTCTACCTCAACCGGTATTTCTGGTTCTGGTTCTGGTTCTTTTATCACAGGAATTGGCACCGCCTTTTCTTGTTCTACTTGTACTGGAACTGCTGGAACTGCTACTGGAACTGCCGTTTTTTTTATAGAGATTGCAGGTTTCGTTACAGAAGAAGACGTTATATCGCACAGTTGTTTTACCAGTTGAACAGGCATATACTTTTCATCGTTTCCGAAAATGTGGAGCAGCGAATCAAGATATATTCGAATCGGATTGAGGGTATATATGTTGTTAATACCCGACACCTTTATCGTTATTTTATTATTCTTGTCACCCAAACTTTTCATCATGTGTACTTTGAAACCGGGCAATTTTCTAACGTATATTTTCTTAGGCATTTGTTTTTTTTGCAATACTTTACTGTATTTTCCTTCAAAATTGGTTTTAAATTCTTCGTAACTTTTCTCGGCCGTTTTTTTCGAAACGAGTAAATTTTTAGCGAGCAGGTCAACGACTTGTCTTTTCTCTCGAAATCCGAGATTATAAAGCAGTTCAATGTAACCCACTCGCAAAATTGCTTCGTCGAAATTCGGAACGCGTATGTACTGCATACTCACACCCTTTTCATCGGAATTCCAATTGTTCTCGATTACTTTTAGAACGCTGGACATGCACCCGTAAAAACGCGTCCAAACTAACGGTTCTGTATTATTCAGCTTGGATATCAGCAAATATTTCATGTTTTGTATCACGACGTTTTCATCATACATGGAATAAAAATCGCGCATCTTGTATCCATTTTGCTGTAAAAAATCAACGATTGACCGTATGTGCGGAGACACTGCGGCGCGAATCATTTCATCGACCGCGTCTTCACTATACGCATTTTTAAACGATGCGTGAATGAAAACGTGACCGCGATCATCAAAATCGCAAACAAAAACAATATTTTCGCCGTTTCTTACACCGTATTGTCTCTCCATTTTATCGTAATTAATGTAAATACTTACACGCGTATTCATGTTTGTATTCATCTTCGGACTCGGATGCTGTTCCTTTCTTTTCATCTTCATGTAAACGTCGTATATCTTATTTGATTCGGATTGATGCTGAATGATAAAATATGGAATTTTTTTACCGCTTTTCGTATGATTTTTCGTATACATTCTCAAAATTGCGTCCTGAAATTGCGGATTATATTTGATGAGCTGGCACTGTTCTGTTGCATGAAACAGTTTAAAAAGCAGTTCCAAGGGAAAATTAAAATCGCTTTCCGGCAACAATTCAATGTCGACTTCAATAATTCCCGCTTCCTCGCTCTTGAGTTTGGGTTTCGTCGATTGTTCAAAAATGTCATAAAACAGCTGTATTTGTTTTACATTTGTTTTAAATTCGCTCGACTCTATGAGTTCGTCCGTTTTCTCGCGCAACCTGATTTTTGTCGACTCGGATTCCAGATCGCCTGCATACAGTAACGGATAATATGTTTTAAAAATTACGTTATTACGGTTCGCATCGATCAATGCCGTTGCATCCGTTGCATCCGGTTCTGACCCGACGACATCTCTCGCAAAACACGCAAATAATGTATTGTGAACGATATTTCTTGTATTTAACAGCAAATCTAAACCGTTTATTTTTGATTTTATTTTTGAAAGTTCCGTCTCCGTATTAGCAGCACCTTCTTCAAATGCAAAGAAAAATGGATTCACATACGCGTTTGAAGGGATGCTCTGTCCAATTGGGACATCTTTGAACATTTCTCTAGCGTTCAGCGCCTTTAAACTTGATAAAATGTTTTCAACTCCGCCAACATCGACCGGTTCTCCGTTGGAAGAACTGTATCCCATTACATGCGTTTTAAGAAAATCTAGTTCGGCTTTTGTATCGCGCTCTCGATTATCTTTTGTTAGCGCTAGTTCTGTCATTTTATGATACACTTCGTTTGAATCAAATGTTACGGGAGTTTTTGAAAACAAGTACATTTCGTCATACGCGTAATCCGACAGCTTTGGATCAGTAGTAGCAGCAGTAGCAGCAGCAGTAATTATACTCTTTATAGCCAGCATAATTTTCCGTTTGACAACATCGATCGAATCATCTGAATACACCTTGAAAGGAATCATGTATACTTGAATGTCATACGTCGCAATATTTTTTAGTTCCATTTTGCTAAAAATGTGTTCAAACAGTTTCGAATTAGATCCATCCTCGATATAAGCATTATAAAGTCGCGTTAAAATTTCCGACGACATTTCCGATGATGGAGCTAGTTCAGTTTCCGGCTCTCCATAAAAAACGAAAATATATGTAGGTACTCCACCAGTTACGCCTTCATATCGCCTCAATATGCTGCACTTGTATATTTCTTCAATTGGATTCTTTTTACTAGACATCTACTATATTTTTACTATTTTTTATTATTAAAAAATAAATACCTAATAGTTATAATTATATATTATTAAATATAATTTAATGATAAATATTTATATTTAATATTTTTTATGTCACAACTTTATTTTTATATCATCATTTCAAGTCGAATATTTAATTTAAATAAATTTAAAGTTTTTTATCAGTTTTACCATTTCATCTATTTTGATTCGTGGAATATATGGAGAACACGGTAGATATACCACTTCTTCTTTAAATTTGAAACAGTTACTTTCTTCTTCCTCTAAACCAACATATCCAAAAGTCGTTGCTGTTTTGGTGGCTATAAAACCGTTTTGATTCAATTTATCTAAAAGCTGGTCCCTATTTTTAACTAAGATTGGGAAGAGCCAATAATGTCGTGTCATCTGTTTATTTCCCACTACTTTTACCGTTTGTATGTTTAATAACTTATTTGTCAAATAATCTCCTTGCATCTTCCTTTCTAATTGGTATTTATTAGAATAGGGGGTGTCATAAATTTCTTTAATCCTGTCTCGAATTATAGATAAATGTGGTGTAGAACATTGTTTTCGAAATTTAGCTAACAATTTACTTGGATCGTCCTGGTCATTAAACTCTTTTCCTATCTTATTTAATACATTTTCAAAATTAGAACCAAATTGTCTGGCGATAAAATGTATTAGTGATACTGCTATAGAAGATGATAGTATAAATTTAATAGCGGATATAGTAACTGTTGTTAGATAATTAAACTGAGATTCAATTGGATAGGTCTCAAGTAAATTAGAAATAGAATTACGATATTCGTTATTATGCACCCTGAGCAGTCCTCCGCCAAATGCTGTGTAATCTTTGGATAATCCAAAACTAAACAATGTAAAATCCACATGACAACTCCCAAAATATTCATTGTTTATTGATTGTGCACAGTCTTCAATGATAATAATATTATTCTCTTTAACAATTCTCGCCAGTGGTTCTAAATCAACATGAACACCACAAAGCTGTGCCACTACCAATATATGCGTTTTTGGTGTAATTAAATTCTTCAACTGAACTAAATCCGGTTCCATAGTATCCAAATCAATATCTAAAATCTTTACCTTGTAACCATGTATCTCAGGTAACATCCTCATATGTTTAATATTCAAACCGGTCATAATAATTTCCGGCTGGTCATCTGATCGCGGAGACGTATTCAATATTTGAAGAATAGCATCAAATCCTGACCGACAAGAATATATCGGAAAAAAATGATTGGAATTAGACATTATAATATCACTTTTTAACTTTATACGGTCGTTGACGGAATAACGCATTAAAGATCTGTACATGGCCACTGAAATTTTAAAAGATGTCACATCTAAGTTATAGAACAAGAACCACGGTTTACAAATTATAATCCGTAATTTATCAAATAATCCGAATATCTTATTGTACATTTGTAATAATTTTATAACATAACTATTTATTTTTTTATTAATTATAATTACGATATAAATATATTTAATGATTATAATTATTTACAATTCATATTTTATTTGAATGTCAGAACCAGCATTGCCGCCAACACTGCCGCCAACAATGAATACCAAAATCGTGAATGAAAAGTCAAAAAAAGTCCAAATAACAACAATATCAAAAGACGCCGTAAAACGTTTGCTAAAAGATATACAGCAAATCATGACAAATCCGCTCCATGATCAAGGCATTTACTATAAACATAGCGAAACCAATATGATGGAAGGGTGGGCGCTCATTATTGGTCCCAAAGATTCTCTCTATTGCAACGGGTATTATTTTTTCAAGTTTACATTTCCTCCAGATTATCCACATTCGCCGCCCGTGTTACAGTACTGTACAAATGACGGAACAACGCGCTTTCATCCCAACTTTTATAAAACGGGGAAAGTGTGCATTGATATTTTAAACACGTGGCGCGGAGAGAAATGGAGCGGATGTCAAACCATTTCATCTATATTATTAACACTTATATCTGTTATGGATAATGAACCGATACTAAACGAACCCGGAGTTACTAGAACCAGTAAAGATTTTAAAAATTATCACTCGCTAATTGAGTATCGAAATTTATCGTTTTCGATTTATCTACTTATTTCGAGCATTGAAAATTTGCAACTAATTATACCCATGAACTCCGATTTTTGTGAGCATTTTTATGCGATTATGAAGACGCATTATATTCAAAATAAAGATGCGATTATGCAGCGACTACAAGTAAATCGTGGAAAGGTTTTACATACAGAGTATTTTTATTCATCTCTCTATTTATTCGGATTCAAAGTGAATTATGAAGAGTTGGTTCCGCTTTTTAATAATTTGAATATTTAATAATATGACTCTAACTCTTCATCATATATAAGCTTCGTTAATCTATTCTTCAGATAATTTTTATAATCTGGTAGTTTCATAATAGAAATATATATTTATATAAATATATCCTAAATATTCTATTTTAATAAAATTGAATTTAAACGTATTTTATTTTTAAATTATAAGTAAAGCCATCAAAGCCATCGTTCATAACAATGAAATTTTGCAGCGTGTGTAAAAACATGTATTATATTACAATGGGAGATGCTCCAGGTTCTAGTGCAGAAGAAGCCACGACGAAAATTCTCATTCACAAGTGTAGAAATTGTGGAAACGAAGAAAAGAATACCGAGTCGACAATTAGCGTATCAAAAACGTATTTCAAACACTCCGATGTTCATTTGGCGGATGTGGTGAATGAATACACGCATTTGGACCCCACGCTTCCGCGAATCAAGTCCATGAAGTGTCCGAACGTCGAATGCGAAACAAATACGGAACTAGACAAGCCGTGCACTGTTTTATACATTCGATACGACGACACCAATTTGAAATTCGTCTACATGTGCGCTAGTTGCAAACATACTTGGAACACGGAACAATTTAGTGCAGCGTCATCTTGATATTGATCTTCTTACTATATTTATTTGTTTTTGTTCATTTCATTTAATATTTATATAAAAATAATATAAAAATAATACAATATGTACAATTATTCTTATATAAAATAAATATACACGCATAATAATGAGTTATGAAGAAAGTTGCGGCGGCGCTAAAGATGTAAATATCGGTAAATCGTTCATTGTAAAAGGATTTAATAAACATTTTGATGAATTTATCGAAGACGTTCAGAGCATTTTTCCAGAAGATGATGAAGTAAAAACAATGAAGAATCTTTTATATTTATTCAAGAAAACAAACCCGAGATTAGTTTTAGAATATTGGAATACATATATTAGTGTTCCATATAAAGAGCCAATTGAGAATGGTGATATTTCTTTTTTTGTAAATAAAGATTACTCGGTGGATGTTACTATGACCGACGGCATTTCCAATTTTATCGAGCGTTTGAGAGAATATGTGAAAAATATGACGCCAGACAATCAAAGTAAATCGATGAAATATATTCAAAATTTATGCAATCTGACAAAATTATATTATGGATAAGATAGTAAATGTGAAAAGAAATAGTATAAATGTGAAAAAAAATAGTATAAATGTGAAAAGAAATAGTATAAAAAATATATTATTATCACTTACAACCATTTAAATAATTCATTACAAGTATTTTTATAAATAGTATTTTTTATTTATAAAAATTATAAAAATAAGTAGATGTCATCAAAAAAACAAATTCCGGACGAGTTTAAAAAGGTTATTTTCGAGTTTCTTGCCGATATTTCAAACACGTTTCCAGAGTATAAGAACACACTCGGTTTATTCTTGGATTCAAATGGAATTAACATTTCTAGCGCCGAACCGGAATCAGACACACAAAAAGTTGTTTCGATTCTTTATGAATATTGTTCAAAAGTGTATCCCGAGAGATTTTTCGACATCCTATATAAGAATGAAAAATTATTTGATAAAAATGTCAGCGAGTATGCGAATGTAAACACGCACTTTTTGCCGAATATCGATTTTAGCGTGTTGTGGAAAACGGAAGGCATTAGCGATGCCACTCGCGAAACCATTTGGAAGTACCTACAACTCATACTCATGACAATTATAACAAACATTGAAGACCGAAAATCGTTTGGAGATGCCGCGAATTTGTTTGAGGCGATTAATGAAGACGAGCTGCGGAACAAGTTGGAAGAAACCATTCAGCAAATGTACAGCATGTTTGAAGGTGTAAATGCGAATGCAAATGCGAATGCAAATGCGAATGCAAATGCAAATGCGAATGCAAATGCAAATGCGAATGCAACTGCTTCTGAGTCGGGTTCTCAACCAGATGCAAGTGCTTCTTCAGAACAAGCATCAGGATCAGGATCAGAAGAAGGTTTTAACTTTTTCGACTGGGCAAAAAATATGAATAAAAGCGGCGACGACGGAAGTGCAGCGGAACCCAATGCGAATGCCGAATCCATTCACGATCACATCTCTCATATTTTGAATGGGAAAATCGGAAAACTTGCAAAGGAGATTGCAGAAGAGACGGCAAAGGACGTAGATTTTGATATGGAGTTTGGAAGAGAGAGTGGAGAGAATATGGATTTTAAAAACGTGTTTCAAAAAATGTTTAAAAATCCGGGCAAGTTGATGTCGCTTGTAAAAAATGTGGGTTCGAAATTGGACCAGAAATTCAAGTCGGGGGAAATTAAAGAGAGCGAACTTATGCAGGAAGCAAGCGACTTGTTGAGTAAAATGAAAGGGATGCCGGGAATGAATAATTTAGCAGACATGTTGAATAAAATGGGAATGGGTGGTATGATGGGTGGAATGGGAGGAGGTAATAACAAAAGTAAAGTGAATATTGGAGCCATGCAAAGTCACCTGCAACGAAACATGAAGCTGTCTCAAATGAAAGAGAGAATGCAGCAAAAGTTGAAAGCACAACAACAACAACGGGATGCTGCTCTTGCCGCAACAACTCAGAGTGCAGGAGTAAGCGCAAGCACGAATTCAAATAATTCTACTGGTGTAAAACCGGCGCCACAGTCACAAGTTTTTAGTACCGGTGAAGTTGTCGAGAGAACGCCGGTTGAAGCACAGAGGCCGAGACCATCGAATTCAAATAAAAAGAAGAAGAATAAATAAATTTAAGAATTAAATTTAAGAATATTTTTTCATTAAAATAATGAAATTTATATTTTAATGAAATTTAATAAAAAGTTGGAGTATAAATAATAATAATTAATTATAATATTATATACAGGTATTATAATTAATTATTACATATAAACATATAATAATCATATAATAATATATCCAGTAATTTTAATTCCACTATTGAACAAATAAATACATCATAAAAAAATAAAAAAATAAATAAAATAAAATGGCAACTACAACAACAACGTTACAATCTGCATCCGATGTATCAAATGTTACAAACCAAATGAATAATCAAATCAACAACATTGATAAAAGCAAAAGCAAGTTGAGTAATGATGGTGGTTTAAACGCAACGCCTACCACAAATTCAAATATGGCAATAAGTTATCCGGAACCGGTTCCAAGCATGGAAAAACGATTATCGTCCACACAATTTTGGATAAATGATCCGCTAGTATTATTTAAGAGAGAAGAAATGATGGATATATGGCCTGCTCCGTTGATGTCTATTGAACAAAAACTGAATGCAATATCAAGAATTGTGATTCTCTTGAGTATTTTAGGATTTTTAATTACAAAAAATGTAAACATACTTTTTACAGGAGCAATTACTTTAGCTATTTTTGTCATGATGTACAAGTTGCAATACCAAGAACAATATGATGAAAAAAATGGTAATAGCAATAGCGGTAATAGCAATAGCGGTAATAGCAATAGCGGTAATAGCAATAGCGGTAATAGCAATAGCGGTAATAGCAATAGCGGTAATAATGATAGAAAAGAAGGGTTTGTAAATTCAAAAATGTATAATGTTTTAAAGCCAAATTTGACGACACCGACGGTTACGAACCCAATGATGAATGTACTACTCCCGGAAATAGCATATAATCCTGAGCGAAACCAAGCTGCTGCTGCATACAATCCCAAAGTTGAAAAGGAAATCAATCATAGTACAGAAGTAGCGACGGTTCTGGATTTTGAACCAAAAACTTTAACGGAAGCTGAAAAGCTGCGAAAGAAATTATTTGCAGATTTAGGAGATAAATATGAATTTGACGACTCTATGCGGAGTTTCTATACCAACCCCAGCACCACCATTCCAAACGACCAAAAAGCATTCGCAGAATTTTGTTATGGTTCTATGATTTCATGCAAAGAAGGCAACGAATTCGCTTGTCAAAGATTCAATCCGGTTTTAGGCAGTGTCATCAATTAACATTTATTTATTTATTTTATTTATAGATTTCATTCAATTTTATGTTTAGATTTCATTCAATTTTATGTTTAGATTTCATTCAATTTTATGTTTAGATTTCATTCAATTTTATGTTTAGAATGATTTTTTTATATTATTATGTATATATATAATTATATATAATATTATAATATTTATAAACAATATATTATCGAAATAAAATAAAATATGGCAACCATCAAAGATTACGTGTTTGATAATATGGCGCGTATCGGAAACGATACATGCGGTCTCAGTCAGCGAAATATTCAAAACCTCAATTCAGGAAACTACATGTTGGAGAATTTTTTTGCATCAGATTGCACAATGTCTAGACCGATCGAGTTTGCAACCAGCCAGCCAGGAATTTTTTATGAAGGCGGACACCAAGTTGGCGCAGGCGGATGCAACATTGACGTGAACTCTCAACTGATGAACGGGAGTGGGCTCATGCATCCAAAATGCAGAATTACGCTGAACCAACGACCTTTTGTAACAGTCCCGTATCTCGGACGCGGTGAATGCAATCCGTTGCTAGAGTCAAAACTCATTCAAGGCGACGTGACAATTAATAAACGAAGCGTGAATTTGTTGTCAGAACAGTGTTACTCGAATTATTTGAACTACCCGCTGATTCCGTCCATTGCTTCTACGGTATCCAACCCGTCGAATTTGATTGAAGGCGTTGCAGCAGACGGGTGGGTTCGCGGAGGCATTCCGTCGCGCGAAATGTCGCGTGAAAAGGCATATGCGGCGTGCAATTACGGTAGTAATTAAATAAATTATTTTTATGATTAGTATGTTTGTTTATATATGTATTCGGACACGTTTATTCCAAGCAGTGATTACAGCGGTAGCTCATAGCCGAGTTGGTAATCCGCGATTCGAATAGTCAAGAGCGATGAGAAAAAAAAGATCCCAAGTTCGAATCCCGATATAATTCGCTGTGAATTTTCAGTTAAAATAAACCGGCAACCCATTTCACTTTGTGGGCTCATAACTCCGAGGTCACTCGATCGAAACGGGTTGCCGGTATGTATATATTCACTTCGCCAGTTTTACAGAATCTGGCCGTCAAGCTGGACGTTAAACGCAGATGGCATTGATATAACTCAGAGGTAGAGATGGGCTATCGGCCCAAGGTCGTGAGATCGAAACTCACTGTCAATGCTATTCAATTCGCCAGCTTTACAGAAGCTGGCCGTCAATTGCTATACGACGTTAAAAATGAGCACATGTAACCGGTATGGCGCAGAGGAAGCGCGCGTGGCTCATAACCACGAGGACGTATGATCAAAACATACTATCGGTAATATTTTTTTAGTAATTGTAAATATATATTTATATAATTTAATTACATTGATAAATAAATAAATAATAATATTGTATAATATTATATAATATTATTTATAAAATGAATCCAGAAATTTTCCTGAGTTTGTCTTTGTACGCACACCTTGCAAATATAATGTTTGTTGTTTTAGCATTATTTTTTGTTGTTTCCAATTATTCTTATCTTGATAAAATGACTCCCGAAAAGAAGATTTATTTGGTTCTTTTATTTTCAATCGCAGCGGGTGTTCACGGATTGTCTCATATTGGTTTAGAAAGTATTTACAATTATAACCCAATGGGATTCGTTGTAAGAAGTTTACACAGATTAATGTAGATTGCGGATTGCTGATTGCTCATTGTGAACTGCAGCGGCGGCAATGATTTATAAAAAATATGAATAGTAATATTTTTTATAAAATAATTAATATTAATATATAAACTGATATAAATAGCTATCTGTATAATAAGTAGCAATAAAAATAGCCGAAACAAACAAAGTATGGCAAAAACATTGAAACAATATACACTTCAGGATTTTAATGATATTCTATCAGGCGGATTTTCATACGATTTGAAAGACAGCAATGTTATTGAGCTTGTATCATCTTTATCGAATAAAGTTGGTGCTCCCACTTATATAAAAACGCCAGTATTTCCTAAGCGAGAAAAGCCAAACAGTGTCGGAACAGATCCATCTAATTATAATTCGAATGTACCGCAAGAAACTTCTTGTTCCTCCCGACGTCCAAGAAATAAACCGTCGCAAATAAGCGACGAGGATTGGACATTAATTCGAACATTTCAGAAAACGGAAATAAAAAAAACAGAGGGAATTGAAAAACGGATTGATACAATTCGTTCATTGCTCAACAAGTTAACGGATGCAACATACAGTGTCATTGAATCAGAAATAATTTCCGAAGTAAACAACATTATTCAAGGGCAACACGATGGTGCACACGATAATGATAATGGCGTCGACATAGACGAAGAGAACATGAATAAAATTGCGCATTCTATATTCAATACTGCGAGTTCAAACATGTTTTATTCAGCGCTTTATGCGAAATTATTCAAACAGCTCGTGCAGTGTCATGATGTTTTTACAAAAGTATTTGAAAAAAGTTATTCTGAATTTGTGGGATTGTTTAAGAAAGTAGAATACGTTGATCCCAACGTGGACTATAACAAATTTTGCGAGGTTACAAAAATGAATGACAAGAGAAGGGCAATGAGTATGTTTATTATCAACTTGATGAAAGAGGACATTTTGGAAGCAGATGGTGTGGTTGATATTATTGCGGAGTTGCAAGAGATGGTGAACGCGTATATTAAACAGGCGAATAAAACTAATGAACTCGAAGAGCTGAACGAAAATATTTTTATTTTGCTCACCAATGGAAAAAGTGTTCTGTCGTCTCATGAAAAATGGGAGAGTATTGTATCGCATATTAAATTTTTGTCGATATTAAAGGTGAAAATGAAAGAGTATCCAAGCGTGAATAACAAACTTATTTTTAAGAATATGGACATGTTGGAAGAATTGGGAATCAATTAAGGGTTTATCATTCATCATTTATCATTCATCATTTATCATTCATCATTCATCATTTATCATTCATCATTCATCATTTATAAAATTCATAAGAAATGTGTAATATTTTTTCTTATAAATTGAAACCGAAATTGAAATATTGAAATAAAATAAAAATTGAATAGAAAGTATAATGGGTTGAATAATGATAATATTAGAAGAATTGGTCAAGATGAACGCTCCTGCAAAAAAAACTACTAGAAAATCACAGGAAATATTAAAAGGGCATTATTTTGATACTGCCGATGCGGATTCTGGTGCTGGAGCATTTTTAGAAATTGGCGTTGATGAAGCGGGAAGGGGTCCGATGTTCGGACGAGTGTATGTTTCGGCTGTAGTTTTACCCCGCGATTCGACACAATTTGACTTTTCAAAAATGAAAGACAGCAAAAAATTCCACTCGGAAAAAAAAATAAAAGAAGCGGCCGAGTATATTAAAACGCACGCGATTTCATGGAGTGTGAAATTTGCCGAACACGACACGATTGACGCAATGAATATAAGAAGGGCAACGATTCAAACAATGCACGAAGCCATTCGCGACGTGTGCGACGACGTTCGCAGTCAAGGTAAAAATAAAAACGGAGAAGATTTCTACTTGCTCATTGATGGCAACGACTTTATACCCATGTTGCATCCGCATCCATCGCAATCGCATGATTCAAAACAATCAAAACAATCAAAACAATCTGCGCATTTACACTATTCAACAATTGAAGAGGGAGACAACACATACGCGTCCATTGCAGCAGCGTCCATTTTGGCAAAAGTGTCGAGGGACGAATACATTATAGACCTTTGCAAACAACATCCGGAACTGCAAGAAAAATATGATTTAGAAAACAATAAAGGATACGGAACAAAAAAACATATGGACGGAATAAAACAGCACGGAATAAGTGAATGGCACAGACGGAGTTTTGGGATATGCAAGAATTATTAAAAAATATTTATAAAATCATTTATTAAACTGGTATAAAATCATAGCCGTATCAGCGGCTTAATCCGCATATTTTCAATAAATAATTGTTTTTTCATTGAAGCGGTGACAAACGAATTCGACGGATGAAAAGACGAAAGTTTCACATTGGTTATACTGCCATCCTGATTCGAGTAAATTATATTTTTTAAACCAACGGTTTTCAGCTTGTTAAGACAGTCCATACAAGGTGCGCTGCTCACACAATATATATCGTCTTTAGAAATGATGCTTCTTACAACGCAAATGGAAAATTTCCCCAACTTTCGCTTAATTTTGTCCGGGTCTCTCCTTGAATGCGAGTGTATTTTAATGTAGCTGTTTAAAAATTTGGTCACTGCACCCATTTCTGCGTGAATGCTGCAGCATATATTCCTTCGATACGATGTCCTTGTGTCCATGTTATGACTGCAGCATATTTTTTTCCCGCCTTTACACAAAACCGCTCCGTGCTTGAATTGTTGAACCGAATTTCGACTTTCATCAGCTGCAAATCCAACCAATCGTGCGATTTTATTTGAATGCGTCTGCAAATGCGTCTGCAAATGCGTCATAATGATTCCTTCTTTTAGATATTGTGGTTTCAATTGTCTTTATTGTCTTTATTGTCTTGATTGTCTTTATTGTATGTATCCTTTGATTCTTCCTATCCTTCTTATATAATATAGTGTGTATCGTTTTTATTATCAATTTTTAAAATAATAAAAATGAATAATAAAAATTGATAATATCGATAGTAAAATATAACTACAGTAATAATTTTTAACATTTGAAATTTTCTTTTGAATATCCAATGACGGCGCACGCGATTCGTTTTCCCGCATTTCCCGTTTTCAAGCTTTCCGCATTTGTCCCCGCGCCACAATCATCTTCATCTTCATGAATGATTAACCCTCTACCAATGATGTTGCACTTTGTTCCTCTCAATTTTATCACGTTGTCATAGAATACATACTTTGCTTCACCTTTACCATTTGTTACTATATTTCCAAGATCGCCAACGTGTCGTTCTTTTGATCCCGGGCAGCCGTGATTTTTACCAAACGGGTTGAAATGAGCACACATGCTTGTGCACTTGTCTGTTAAATCGCCGGCCTCATGTACGTGAAATCCATGTTTGCTTTTTGGTTTTAATCCCGTAATATTTAATTCAATTTTGATTCTATTTTCTTTACTTTCTTCGCTGAATTTGACCGTTCCTTTGACTGCGGAGTCAGTAAATACAGCAATGGCATAGATTTCTTTATCCATTTGTTATTTATTTATTTTTATTTTGATTATTTTTTTATTTTTATTTTGATTATTTTTTTATTTTTATTTTGATTATTTTTTTATTTTTATATTGTTTATTCATTTGTTTTATATATGTTTTATATAAATTTTTTATTTTTCCTATTTTTTTTACGCATTGTTTTTTGT